AAACGAGGCCGGCCTCGTTTCGCTGATTCCGTCACGGAGGCCTTCCAGATGAGGATGGGCGCCGCCAGGGATCTCAGGCGTCGTCTGGGCCTTCCTGAGGATGTTCCTGTGTACCAGCCAGATCTTGTAGGTGTCGAGACCCCTGCTTCCGCAGAGTGATCCAGACCTGAAGCGCGTTCTTCACCACCTCTTCCAGAGGAGAAGCCCCTCTGAGAGCATGGATCTGTCGGATCAAGTGGGCGGGGACGGTTTCCATGAGGAGCGTCCCCTGGTCCCCGTTCCATTCGATGCCCGCATGGAGGGAGCTCAGCCCCTGCTTGGAGGCATGGGAAAACTCGATGCCCTCCCGAAGCTCGTGGGTGCTGAGTTCCAGACATAGGGTCTGCGGGTCGTCCCAGAACTCGTCGAACATACCAGAGAACTGGTTCTCCCCGGTGTGGCCGGTTGTCACGTAGACCTGCCGGAACTCATTCTGCCGGGGATCCTCTATCCTCAGACTTCGAGGATGGCGGCGGGCGGCCTCATCCACCGCCCCCACGAACAGAATGAGTCCCCTTGTGTCCTGGGGTTGGGCGAACACCCGGAGGGTCGCCAGGCCATCGTGCTCTGAAGAGAGATCCTTGTCCGTCTGGAAGCAGATCTCCCAATCACCACCCTGGAGGAAGCGTTCTCGGAGGAGAGGGATCTCCTCTACATCTTCCCGGAGGCTCCGTAGGATCGAGTGGGCATGATTCCGGTTCATCCCGAGGAGGACTCCGGAGAGCGGGGTGTCTGAGCAACCGACCTTCAGATGGGCTGTCGTTTCGTAGAGGACGATCAGCTTCAGGATATGGGTCTTCCCACTCCGACGGCCGGCGCAGAGAAGGAGCCTTCGGAACGGCCCGAACTCCCCTGGGATGTGGTTCAGCTTCTTCTGCTCAAGGAGAGAGCTCGGAAGAGCCTCCTTGTAGAAGGGAGGTAGGTCGCTCAGGTCCAGATCGTAGAACATCCTCAGGACCCATTCTTGGCCTTTGGTCAAGGGGTATCCGATGGACGCGGCAAACTGGATGATGTTCATGGGCTTCTATTCCTGCTGCAGGACGTAACTGGAACGTACCCGGAGAGAACATGTACAGAAAAGGAACACCGGTAGTGTTGAAGCAGAGGATCGTCATGGCCGGTCTTGGGCGAACACAGATGGACATCCGTGCAGGTGTCCGGGGCTTCCTTCTCCAGGAGTGTCTCCCCCCGGACACCTGCATGTACGTGCTCCTCGAGTCGCCGGGGATGTCCATCTCCGTCCAGGCCACTCGGAACCACTTCGACGTCATCGACCAGGAGTCTGACAGATGCCACATATGACCACTGAGCTCCCGACGGAGGCGGGCTACTACCTGTTCATCGGGGACCGGGGAGATCATGAAGGGGGGCCCAGGGGTCGTGTCCCTGAGTTGGTCTGTGTCTTCTGGTATCGGGGAGAGGTCGGCGGGAGGCTCTCGTACGTGGGGTCTGACTTTTTCTTCCACCCTGAGAAGGCTCGAGGCGTCTGGCGTCGAGTTCAGGTGGAGGACATGAAGGAAGCGGAACTCGAGATGCAGCTCGACCGCTTCTTCGAAAAGGCCATGGCCAAGCTCGACAAGTACTCCTGGTACAAACGGGACCGCAAGAACCTCCGAAGTCTCCTCTCGGGGAACTCTGGAGACATCAAGATCTACGAGTCGGTATCTCCGCTCTCCATCGATGAGATCGTAGAGCGTGCTTTCCAGAGGGGTCTCCTCACAGACGAGGTTTCCCAGGATAGCTCCAAGACGTAACGTCGGGGAATGGAGACCCTGATGTCCGAAGCCCCCCAGGTCCTGTACCACTTCACGTCGCCTCTCTACGCGCCGATGATCCGGCAGCAGGGGATCCGGCGGGGAGACATCACTGTCTCCCTGGAGACAGGGTTCTGCGCTCCTTGTCTGACCGCGGACTCTTCCTGGGACAAGCAGAGCTGGACGCAGAACTCGACCCCTGGTTTCAACAAGGCCCAGACCCGGTTCCGGGTGGAGATCCCCTCGTCCGAAAGACATCGGCTGCGGTGGTGGAAAGACCTCCTCCGTGGGCACGGCGCGTCGGAAGAGTGGATCCAGAACCAGGCAACAGAGGGACACGAGCACTGGTGGGTGTTCCTTGGTGTCATCCCACCTGAGTGGCTCACTGAGGTCAAGGGGTCTCCGGGACACCCTGCGTGGGACTGGTCGATCCTCGGCGCGACCAGTAATCTGCGGACCCTTTCGTACAGAGGCAAACCTGGGGAACCTCGGGTCGGACGTGTTCGCTTCAAGAGCACGAACATCCGAGATGCTCTGGCTCGGATAGGGCATTGGCCTCTCCCGGACCGCCTGGTCCGAGGCGGGAATCCTCTCCCTTGGTCCAACATGCCGAAGGGTCTCCTTCGGGTCCTGATAGACGCCTCCGGACCGGAGGAGCGAGTCACCGAAGGACTCCGGTGGGTTACCAGGAACCTCCAGGCCCATGCTTGGAAGCCCGACTACCTGGATACCATCCCCTGCTTCATGGTGGGAGTAGGTCGTTGGCTTCGGGGATCCCAGAAGGTCATTGAGATCACCCCCGCCGCAGCGAACACTCTCCTGGAGATCGCCCCTCGTTTCTCAGATCTCCCCCCGCCCTCCAAGGAGAACAACCTCGCGTTCCTCTGGGACGGGTTGGTGTATGGGGTCTGCCCCACCGTAGAGGAGAACGGGGAACGGGGTGTCAGTGTCTACGTATGGGAGAAAAAGGATGGCTGTTGGGAGGCGTATGCGCCCGCAGAGGATCCCGATCGGGTTTGGGTAGGCCCCCTCAAGTGGAATGCTCTGGACCAACTCCTTGGAACTCCCAGCCCCTTGAAGGAGGTGTTTCAGGTCCTGGTCAACGCCTTGGCTGCCATGAACGAGAAGCCCAAGATCGTGGTCGGGAAGAGGAAGCCTCCCCGGAAGCGACGTCACCGCCGGGCTCCCCAGACCCCTGGGAAGAGCCTCATCCTCGACGAGAGTGGACTCTGCTTGGTCACCAAGAGGTGGGCCTTGTTGGACGCAGAGGTGGAAGCCGAGAAGCGTCGATTGGAGCAGGAACGGAAGAAGCCCTGTCTCCACACCGTAGAGCCCCACAACTACCGCGTCTGGGTGAACAAGCCTCTCCCCCACGAGAAGGCCATCGAGACTCGGGAGAAGGTCTCCTCCAAGGGGGTCCGCTACACCCAGTTCCGTGTTTGGCGGAAGCGGGGGAAGACAGGCCCCGACGGAAAGAAGATCGCCTTCTCCCGAGGATCAGACGTCAAGGAGAAGAAGTCTCGACTGAAGCGGGGCCCTGCCGACCTGTAGGCTTGCCCAGGATCACCACCGTGTCTTGCTCCTGCAGCCTGCGGTCGCGCATGAACGCCTCGAACTGTTCCTCGTTCTCCTCCCTCGGAGGAGTGGAGAACAGGGGTCCGGGAACGCCCGGGAAGAGAGGAACCATGTCCAGGTAGGCCAGTTCCATCTGCCGAGCCGTCGGGCGCTTCCAGATATCCTCGAGCTGCTTCTCTGTCCCGTTCGAAGCCAGGTCTCCGAACTTCTCCAAGAGCTCCTGCTCGAAGCTATCCCTCTCCTCCTGGGAAGCCTTGTCCCACCGAGACGGGTTGGGAACCTTCCAGGGATGCTCCTCCTCCCGGACGAAGCTGGTCGGAGTCCACCACCGCGTGGAGCTCAGGGCCTTCTCCCAGCGCTCCTTGTTCTCGTTGGGATCCCGGAGATCGAGCTTGAAGACACCCGCGAAGATGTGGCGGACCCAGTCCAGCCGCCTCTGGATCTCAGCCTTGGAGACGTTGTCGTCGTCATCCTTGTGGCGCCCTCCCGAGTAGAGGGCCGTCGTGAGGTGGAGGGGGCGAAGCTGGACGTGGAGCTCCCCCTTCTCGATCTTCCCGTGCTCCTTCTTGACGAGGATACGGGCCTGGGCGTGACTCCACATACCCGCCCCTACAGTCTCAGTCCCGAACTGGTGGCACCAAGGTCCGGTCTGACTCACCTACTCAAGAGGATCAGGAGAAAGTTCCCCCGAAAGCGATGCTGCCGATCTGGCCCACAGAGGGGTCATTGCCCAGAGACGAGAACTCACCGATCAGGCTGGAAGCGTCGTGGACGTCGGTGCACATCGCGTCAGCACTCTGGGTCACGAGAGCGGAGTCCCGCATGAAGCCGGAGTTCCCGCCGCCCGTCCACCAGCAGGCCTCATAGTAGGTGATCAGGACGTTGTGGGTGCCCTGGGTCGCGTCGACGGAGCTTCCCCCGAGGTTCCCCGAGTAGGTCAGGGTCCCGACGCCAGCCTGGGAGCCGTTCCCCGCCTGGATGCTGGAGCCGCCTGAGAACTCGAAGTCTGCGATGACGGAGAACACGATCTCCTGTCGGATGTCGAAGGGCCAGCGGTGGTGGCGCAGGGACCGCATCGGACCAGAGACACCTGATGCGTACCCAGTGGCCTGCCACAGATCGCTCAGGTAGAGAAGCTGCCGCTCGAAGGAGAGGGACATTGGGTCAGTCACGCCGGGGACGAGCTCGGCGATGATATCCCCGAAGCCGATCCCCCGGACAGGCTCGACCGAGCGAGACTCAGAGGGAGTGAATCCTCCGAGAACTCCGATCTGATGGAGCACGTCGTTCGCCCCAAAGGCGGGGGCCAGGATGCGGACCTTCTGCGAGACGACCGACCGAGTGTTGGGCGATGTCCCGAAGCGATACAGGGGAGAGGTCCCCTGAACTCCGCCCTGCGGGTTGTGGTCGGTGTTGGATGCCATGGAAGATACCCTCCGTGTTCAGCCTCTTCCCGAGTATAGTGGCGCTATTGTGGAGAGCATATGGACCTCAGCAGTCTCACCCAGGCCCTCAAGCCCCTGTCCCAGTTCGGACAGGACGAACTGGATTTCGAGGTCGACGGGACTGAGGTCCACCTACGCCCCCTTCTCCCCCGAGAGGAGGTCATCTGCCAGGAGCGCGCAGCGGAGATCCTGGCCCAGGCCAAGGAAGAGGAGCAACTCGAGGATAACGATGAGGTCACCAGAGCCCTCTCTCTGAAGTACTTCGACCAGTTCCGAGCTGAGGTCATCGGGTTCGCCCTGGTTCAGGTAGGCCCACACGACTTCCGAGGTCTCCAGGGCATCCACACGGGAGAGGTGCTCGACAACGGAACGCGGGTTCAGGTTCCCCTACAGCGCGCCCTCCGAGACCTGATTAACAAGACTTGGTCCCGGGCGATGCTCACTATCTGCTTCGCCAAGTACGGGGACCTGGTCACCAAGATTGCCGAAAAGGCTGACCGCATCGCCCGAGAGTCGATTTCCGATCTGGACGAGGAGGTCGAGCGCCTGGAGCGCCGTCTCAAGGCGGTCAAGGAGGAGCGGGCGAAGCGCGCCAAGGGAGATCCCAGCGCAACGACCCAGCAGATCCAGAACCTGGTGTCCGCGGGAGAGGCGCTCCAGAAGGATGTGGATGCGGCTATCCAAGCATCCCAAGAGGACCGCCGCCTCGCCGAGGAGATCCGCCAGGCAGCCCAAGAGGATACCCCTCCGGAGCCCGAAGCTCCCAGCGAGGTTCAGGTGCGCCCGCCTGCTCCCCGGCGCCAGAGCGTCGTCCCAAAGAGAGCCCCTCCTCCTACAGCGCCCCCAACCCCGTCCCCAGAGGATAGGATCAGAGAGGCACAGGAGCAGGCAGACCTGATCGTCGGAGCCAGCGATCCCCTGACGGTGGTCGGAGAGGGGCCCAGGCAAAGGGAGGTCATCTCGGGACGTGCAGACTCGGGAGGCCGGGGGATGAAGGACGTCAAGGTCCGAACCAACCAGCCAAAGGGCGGGGCGGAGAACCCACACTTCAAGCGCCGGGGATGAGGTGTGGATCGAGAGGAATTCCTCAAGGCGCTCAATGAGGCAAACGAGGACAGCCTACTCCTCGAATCCCAGGCCCGCCGGTTCCTGTACCGTGATGTAGAGACCTTGGTTGGGGAGGGCTTCCTTCACCACACCTTGATCCTGGGACAGCACTCGGTCACTCTCAGGACTCTCTCCCCCAGGACGACCCTTCTCCTGAGAGCGCGAGCCCAAGCAGGAGACCTGTATCGATGGACCATAGCGTCCTCGATCTGGCTGATCGACGGATGTGAGGTGCCGCCCCACCTTATACCTCACGTGTACAGATCATGGATCAAGGACCTCCATGTCGCGTACGCAGACATCCTCCTGTCCTGCGCGAACGGGCTCCGTAACAGGTTCTCCAGGGCCTTGAGGCTCGTTGAGGCCTACTGCTACGAGCCATACTCCAGGGGGCTTTGGAGGATGCTTGGGAAGCCCTGTACAGGGCTCGAGGACGCCAACGCCGTCCGGCGGATATGGGTCGCCTACAACCTGAGTGAGGATCTCAACCAACAGGACATAGAACGTTGGAGCCACACCCAAGCTCTGGTTTCGGCACTCACGAGCAAGGGAGGGAAGAAGCTCCGGAACGCAGTGACTCGGGATCAGGAAAGGGAGAAGGAACGGCGCCAGAGGGTGATCGAGGACGCTGTGAACTGGGTAATCCGTGGGGATGAGGAGGCCCAGAAGGTCGTCGTAACCATCGACGGTCAGGACATCGAGGTGAAGCGGGTGGTATCCCAGAGGAGCACTAAGGATCTCCTCGAGGAGATGGACCGTGTCAAGTCAGGGGAGATCGATCTACACGACGCCCTCATCGCCCAGTACCACAAGGATGTTCGCAGGGAGATCCAGGGCCGAAGGGACGCCGTCGCGGAGAAGATCAGAGCAGCACAAGAAGCCGTCGAGCAGGCAATCGATGTAGGCAGGCCCTCCTTGGTCGGATACACACCAGAGCAGCTCAAGGAGCTCCGTCCGGGGATGGCAGACCGCCCCCGGACCACCGCTACTATTCCTGGGTCGCAGAGGGTGAATCATGTCTACGACCGCTACATCCAGCCTGACTTGAAGCCCGGACAGATCACCGTAGATCGCCGAGTTGAGGAGATCGGGACTCAGCCCAAGCAGGCAGATAGGCCCTCCCTGCAGGAGCAGATCGCGAAGAGGAACCCCCGTCTACATCAAGGGCCCCCGCAGAAGGAGCAGTGATCAGGCTATCTCCCTCCCTATCGGCAGGATAGGATTCCCATGCTCAACCTGAAAGCCATCGTAGATCTTGTCGTCGGGACCGTCACCCGTGGGCGAGAGGCAGAGCGGGAGATCACACGGATGACTGGGGAGGCCACCGAAGAGGGGGTCATCCGCGGAATGACGGCCGGAACCAAGAAGGCCCAGGAGAAGCTCTACAAGACATACGCCCAGCTGGGCAAGGTCGGGATGACCGAGGCGGCCAAGACCCTTCGCTACGAGGTGGACAGGGCCAACAAGGACCAGCTGGAGACCCAGAAGAAGATCTCCGACATCCGGAAGAAGCTCAAGAAGACGGACAAAGAGGAGGAGAAGGAGATCCTCCGGATGCAGGAGGATAGCCTCAAGTTCCAGCTGGCGGCACAGCACGAGGCTCAAGAGAAGCTGATCGATCGAGCCATGGGCGCCACCAAAGATCGCGTAGCTCTCATGGAAGCCGCCCAGAAGCGCATGGATCGGACCCAGGACCAGGTCTGGAAGGACCGTTCCGACGGGTTCCAGAAGAGCATCCAGAGCGCGCTGTCCATGGACAGGCTGGACCCGTCCAACATAGCAGAGGGGCTCATGAAGGGTCTCTCAGGAGTGATGGACGCCAAGGCTGGGAAGATGATGGCCTCTGGCGCCGGAGGTACGGCAGCGGGAGCGGCTGGGATTGCCAAGCTGACGGCCGCTGCCGGAACCCTGGCCGCCGCTGCGGGAGGTCTCGCCGCCTTCTTGGCAGTCCTGGGAGCCGCCTATGGGCAGACCAAGGATCTGAACAAGGCTCTGATGGAGGGTGTTTCCGCCGCCGACATGTATGGGGCAGGGGCTGTCAGCCTGGGAGCAACCCTGGGTGATCTCCGGAAGGTGTCAATCGGCCTCGCCGGAGACTATCGGTTGACCAAGGAGGAGGTGCTCGGCGCCATCACAGCGTTCAATGAGGCGGGCGTCACCCTTGGTGAGATGAGAGGGATGGTCACTGAGACCACCATTGACATGGCCAAGTACAAGACGATCACGGAGATGGCCATCCGGGCGACCCAAACTCTGGGTCTGTCCTTCTCCGATGTCGCGGACTTCACCAACAAGATGAACCGGGACCTGGGAGCCGGCCTGGATTCCGTCCAGGGGGCCTTCGGCATGATCGCCGAGGAAGCCGGCAAGGCGGGGATGAACACCAAGGACTTCTTCGCAGCCATCAACAACGCGACCTCAGGCATGGCCCTGTACAACTTCCGTGTCGGGGATACGGTGGGGCTGTTCTCGGACCTGGTCAAGATCCTCGGCGAAGACTTGGCCAAGGAGAAGATCGGTCTCGAGGGAACGTTCCGTGGGATGGGAATGCAGGAGCGGTTCAAGAGCCAGATGCTGATGGGCCGGGGCCGGGCTTCCGGGATCGTTCGTGCGGATGCTGAGTCCCAGGGAGAAGCCTTCGCGGACAAGTTTGCAGGGAAGCTCTCCGGAGACCCCGCTTTCAAGGGGCTGTTCTCCGCGGACGGTCGGTCCATGGATATCGAGGCCCTCTCCAAGATGACAGGCGAGGAGTTCCGCGCCGCTTATGCTTCTGCCCAGAAAGCTGATCCTGCTGCCGCACGTCAGTTGTTCTCTCTCCGGGGACTCGCCCAAGGAGCCACCGGTGGGGGCATGGCTGCTGCGGGAGCGCTCGGGCATCTTTCCAAGACAGGAGAGCTCGCGGCCCAGCTGGCCCAGGGAGCCGCGTTCCGAGGAGGAGGGGAGACCCCGCTTGCTGAGCTCACTGGCGTGAACCGGATGATGATGGAGGAGGTCACAGGACTGACTGGAGAAGCTTTCGACCAGCTGGCCCTCCTGGAGACGGGACTCCGAGCCGAATACGAGGCCAAGGGTGGGAAGGAAGTCCTGGGGGACTTCTACGATGCATTGGCCGCTGGGGAGCTCAGCGGAGGAGCAGAGCTTGAAGCCCTCGGGGAGCTGAAGTTCTCTACCATGGAACGGATCGCCAAGGAGCAGCTGGAGGAGACTCGTAGCTTCTCCCAGGAGCTCAGTAACGTCATCGCCGGGCTCCTTGAGCAGATTGCCAGCGGCATGGAGATGCTGGTCGGGATCATGGGCGACGATGAGCATTCGAAGAAGATCGAGGCCCGCCGCGCCAGTGTCGGGGAGTCCCAGAGGATCGGAGACGAGATCGCTGTGCTGGACGAGAAGCTCTCCGAGCTCAAGCAGAAGCAGGTCACCTCTGCGGATGGGGAGGAGGTTGCTGCATTGGGGAAAGAAATCTCCCGCCTCCAGGGACAGCGTTCCGGTCTCTCCGCCCAGGGGGACGCCCAGTCCCGGTTCCAGAGGAACCTTTCCTTGGGGATGACAGCCCAAGAAGCGATGGAAGCTACGTTCTCCGATGAGCAGAAGTCCATGGTGGACTACGGAGAGAGCACCTACGCCACTCGCACCACGAAGCGTATGGGAGAGATGCATACGGAGACCTATGCAACGTCTTCCCCTGAGTTTGACAAAGATCGGATGACCCCAGAGAAGATCTCAGAGATGGCCTCCGGGATCACAGACGCAGAACAGGAGCAGAAGCTGCGCGACGAGGAACAGCTCAAGCTCCAAGAGAAGCAGCTCAAGGAGGAGAAGAAAGGGTTCGATGCTGTCGTTGAGAGTGTAGAGAACGCCCAGAAACGGGAGGCCCTGGCCGAGCTTGGGTCACAGTTCGGCTACAAGGCAGTCCAGACGGCCCACCAGACCGGGGACTGGACCTCGGTGGTGGCCAACGCCCGGAAGGGGGGTCTCACCATGGAAGAGAGCCAAGCCCTGGCCTTGGGTGGGGCAAGCACCGACCTTCTGTACAATCCCATGGCCAACGACTTCATCTACCGGGGAGACGGTCGGTCCGGAAACATCACGCCCATCAACAAGTCTGACGAGTTCTTCGGTGCGAAGCCGGGAGGTCCGATTTCCCAGGGGATGGGGAACAAGAGCGTCACCATCAACATCAACGGAGGGGACATCAACAAGGTGAAGGAGGTGGTCACCAAAGTGCTCCTGGACACCGGCTACCCGAGCATGAAGTCCTATGGCTGATCGGCCGATCTTCACAGGAGCGTTCCCTGCCGGGGAGGAGGATGAGTTCTCCGGGCGAGGGGTCCGCCCCGTGGTGTTTGATATTCTGGGCCCGGACTGGGAGACCTCAATCCTCCCCGAGGGGGTCCGGTTGGTCCTCCATGTCAACCCAAACTCGATGACCATCAAGTGGACTCGCTCGGTCGTGCGGATCCAGACCAAGTCAGGGTTCGTAGAGCAGCACTTCGGGGACAACGCGCAGAACATCGACTTCGACGTCGCTACGGGCGGGTTCAAGAGGCTTTACACAGGGCTCACCAGCACCACTTCTCCGAACCAGACGGGAGGAACCCGTCGCGAGACCCTCTCCTATGACAGCTACCTTGACCTGTTGGCTTTGTTCCACAACAATGGCTCTGTGTACGACGCCGCAGGACAGGTGGTTCTCCAGGGGATTATCAAGGTGATATTTGACGGCGGTGTCTATTTCGGTTGGTTCGATACATTCAACGTGACGGAAGACGCCAACAAGCCGTTCCAGTTCACCCTGACGGCAGCTATGACGATCTCCCATGAGAGCCAAGTCTGGCGAACCGCAATCCAGTTGGGGGACTCCTGATGGCCATTGCAAGCCTCCGAGAGGACCTGATTGCCGATCGGTACGCGACCCTCCCTGTGGGGCCAGGGCTGGTGTATTCGTTCGAGACCCAGGCAGGGATCCCCGTAGACGCAGGGAACCCTCTCACCCGGGACCTGTCTCCATTCACGATCCGGATTGTAGTCCCGGATCTGGTCGCCGAAAACACAGGGATCGATGTAAACCTGATCGGCCGGGGAGGACAGTCTACCGACGAGTTCAACACAGCCGCGAACGCTGTTCGTTCCTCTTTCGGAATCTCTACGATCACCGGAGGGACAGGAGCCTTGTCTCAACTCGAGCGGATCGTGTCGGCAGGCCAAATTGTATCGGGAGCCACGAACACGGAGCGGGCTGTCTTCACTGATGCTCTGACCGCAGCCGATGTAGCCCGTCAGGTAGAGATCCTCCTGAACACACCGCCCCTGACGCTCTTCGTCAACCCGGCGAACATGTCCGTCAGCTACTCGACGGTCCAGCAGTTCTCGAATCGAACCCGCTGGGGATTCATGTTCGAGCGCTGGGGAGAGGGTCAGCCTGCGATCTCGTTCTCTGGATCCACCGGCGCGTTCATGGCGGGGGCGAACCCTGCCACAGCGATCCCAGGCCAAGCGGAAACGGGCTCAGCCAGCGGAACTCAGTTCGCATCGAAGCGGGACAGCGCCGCGTTCCAGAACTTCACCTCTCTGTACCACTTCTACAGGAACAACGGCTACATCTTCAATACGATAGAGGGGTCCGAAGCCCATCACATGGTAGGCGGCCTGGCCATTGACTACGACCAGTTCACCTACTTCGGCCACATCGAGAGGTTCTCCTACAGCTACCAGGAGGGGTCTCCTCATCGGATCGAGTGGTCCATGGAGTTCACCGTTAGCTTTATGTACGATCACGCGGAGAGGACTACAGTGGTGCAGCCGATGAGGGCCTTGGGGGAGACCCAGACCAACAGTGCAGACCCTGGGCTTGGCGCTGGTCTATCTTCCGGAGCCTCATCGGTAGATGAATCCCTGGCCCACCTGCCCATTGATCTCCTGGGGTTCTGATGTCCTTGAGCAACCGCCCCTACATCGGGACCTGGCAGATGCGAGGCCAGACTTCGGTCAAGCACTCGCCCGATGCCATCGTCCTGATCAACGGCCACCAGGAGATGGCCACCTGTCCTACCTGCAACAAGGGTCTGGATCTCAACCGCTACATCACCAACATCTCGGTGGATGGGACCACCGATCCCGTTGCCTCCGCGAACATCTCCCTGAGCATCCCTCGCTATGACGCGAGTCTCTTCTCCTTCGATGGGAACCATGTCCTGAAGCCGGGATTGGAAGTCATTGTCTTCATGAAGGGATACTTCCCCATGAAGGGCTTCGCCAGCCTGGGGCAGGACCCCTCGGAGCTCGAAGGCTTCGACCCGGATGGAGTCCCCCTCTATCCCTACTACCAGGTGTTCAGAGGAGTCACGACCAACGTCTCCCATGGATTCAGCGGGGGCTTCTACACGGCGACTCTACAGTGCTCCAACCTCCTACACTTCTGGCAGAACCTCAAACTGTCCACCAACGGTGCGGTGATGGGGAAGAGGCCGGCGGACTCCCAAGTCCAGCCTGATCTTCGGGGACACAAGTTCACCAGCGCCAACCCCTACGCCATCATCTACACGCTGGTTCGGGTGGGGTTCGGGGCTGCCTATGGCGTCGAGTTCATGCTGGGGAAGCAAACCAGCATCTCGGCCAAGGACGGGGACAACCGCAAGTACCAGTTCAAGCACGCCGCTGAGTGGTGGGAGAAACGTTGGACGGAGCACTCAGGCAGCCTCCGCATGTATGGGATTGACGGGAGGATCTTCAACGCCTTCGAGCAGGCGTACCTGGGGGCCTGGTACGACACCCGGGGAGAGTCCTCTGGAAGCTCTGTGCTCTTCCAGACTGCGCAAAGGATCCTGCAGACGGAGGGCCAGGACTACAATCCCCAGAGGCATCAGGAGTTCTTGGAGAAGGCCCAGGAGTTGGGATACGACCCCCTGGCTACTCGGGCTGCTGTGTACGATACATCAGGAGGGAACGGGACGTCCTTCGCGACCGAGGACGTTCTACGGATGCAGGCGTTCACTCTCGATGTGGGGCGTCTTGGGTCCATCAACATGTTCGAAACCGAGTACATGTCCAAGCTCGAGATCGTCGAGCGGGTCAAGTCTATCACAGGCTTCGAGTTCTACCAGGACGTTGATGGGGACCTCGTCTTCAAGCCCCCTCTGTACAACATGGACACCCGAGACGACCCTGTCTACGTGATCGAGGACCGGGATCTGATCTCCATCAACCCTTCTGAGGGAGAGCCCGAGGCCACCATGGTCAAGGGGACAGGCTCCCACTTTGCCAATCTCTCCGGACACGGGATCGAAGGATGGCTGGGGGTCGGGGGTGTCTTCATCGACTACAAGCTGGTCGCTCAGTACGGATACCGCGAGGAGACCTTCGAGTCGAACTACCTGAGCTCTCGCCAGGCTCTGTTCGTATCTGCGATCAACCGACTGGACATGGCCAACGTAGGAGTCAAGAGCGCCTCCATTACCATCCCTCTCCGCCCCGAGCTCCGCCCAGGCTTCCCTGTCTACGTCCGCTCCATGGACTGCTTCTACTACGTGAGGTCCTTCTCCCACAGCTACCAGGCCGGTGGGCAGTGCAACACCCAGATCAACGGAGTGGCCAAGAGGGCCAAGTGGCTTCCCCCGATGGAAACCCCAGGAGACGGTTCTCTTCCGGATGTCTCCCACGTTCGCCTGGACGCTCCTGGGGAGTTCCCTGCCCAGCCCATGATGGGATTCGACCAACATATGTCGGAGGACGCGGGGGATGCAGGACCCCCGCGCAACTACGGATTCCCCAACGTTGTCTTGGCATTGGACCCAGACAAGATCAACCTGGCCACTGTGGATCTGGCGAGCGGGGTCATCACTGCGGAGGGGTACATCCAGATCGCCCTGACCTCAGGGATCCTGGAGCGCGGGGAGACCGACCAGATCTTCTATCTCAGGTCCTCCAATGAGGAGAAGATCGAGATACAGCTGTCCGAGATCGAGCAGCAGTGGACGGATGTCCAAGAAGCCCTCAAGGCAGGCACCTACCAACCGGATCCCAGCAACAACCTGGGATTGGTCCTGGCCGCAATCCAACGCCGGACTTCCATAGATGTCTCAGATTCCTCGAACCTGAACAACTACCTGGCGCTGCAGACTTCCTTGAAGGGCACTTTTGCTCCAGGCACCAGCGCCCAGGGCCGATACCGATACTTCTCGTGCTCACATCCGGACGCAGAGCATCAGGCGCCAGGGAACCTCTATGTTGATCACGAAACCTCTGAGCACTCTACGGTGGCAGGGGGAGTTCCTGATGAGGGCTTCACCACCTCTATCCGCGCACTGACCAATGCAGGGAACGGCAAGGGGATCGCTCTCGATACAGAGCCCCGGCCTATCCAGAGAGGGATCAAGGTAGCGGCGCTCTCCCAGAAGGAGGACCCGGGAGACTACAGTTTCCAGACGGAGGTCATGGCAACCTCCGATATCCGGTTCGTCACATTCGGCCCCCAGACGGTCAGGAAGCGGATCACGGTGTCTCGGACCAAGCCCGGTTGGAGCGCGGGGACCAACTTCGGCCTGTCCCCCTCCTCGACCAAGGATGCCTACACAGCCCTGCTGGAGTCCCGAGCGGTTCCTGATCCTGGCCTCACTATCGGAGAGAGGTTCGAGGACGAGTACTTCCGAATCCTGGGAGAGATCCTTCAGTTCAGTCAGGACCTGGGTGTGGATTCCGCTTCCCAGGTTAGTGCGGCCCAGTCCAAGGTGTCAACCGTGGGTCGGTGTCTGGATAGCTATGCGAAGCAGCTTGCCGAAGGATCCGACGGAAGCCTGGTATCTGCGGTGTTCATCCGGAAGTCGGACCTGGACGCCGTTCGGTCCTTGGCGTCCTCCTTGTCTCAAGGGCTGTGGGCCTATACCCGCCAAGTTGTCAGCGCAGCGAATAAACTTTCACCCGAGGACTGGTCCGAGTTCATGGATGCTCGGGAGAGCTTCATCCGGAACTACACAGACGGCGTTGTAGAGGTGTCTGAAGGGGAGCCGGGTGTCTTGGTATTCCGCCCAGACTCCTATGAAGAGATCAATGACTACACCCCGATCTTCCCTGTCTCCGACGCGGGAGGCTATGAGGTGTACGGGAACCTCCCATACGGTCGGGGAGTGGGGGTAGAAGCCTTCGCGTCCCTGATGGATAGCACTACCCAAGGGGACGATTCAGGAGACGCTACAACCACGTCTACGACCTCCACCACATGGGTCGGCGGGGTAGGCTCAAACGCCTCCGACCTCCAAGCTATCGAGAAGTTCATCATCCTTTTCCTGGCCGGAGAGGATCCCCAGACGATCTTTGGGAAGCTCTCGGCCACCGAGAGGGATGCTGTCCTGGCGGCATCCAATACCACGGAGGAGGCAATCACACGGGAGGCAGTTGAGAGCCTCCAGCACAACTCCACCAGCCAGAGAGCCCGTATCCGGAACACTCCAGTGACCAGCTTCTTCCGGGGAATGTCCCAGACAGGAGAGGTGGCTGCCGCCAACCTCGCAGATCTCTCGGTTACGGGAGACACCTGCGTCTGTAAGGGGGCTGACGCCGCGACTCTCCTCTCAGCTTTCTCGGAGGAGTTCATCGACCTCTTCGATGATCCTGTCCAGGGCTTCCTGGAGCAGCAGGCGGCTGGGGTCAGCGAGAGCCATCAGTTCTCCCGAGAGGCAATGGCGGGCTCTATTGTGGACAGCAGCAACGAGCAGCCTCTCGCCGACTTCTCCCGCGCAATCCAAGATTCCGTAGGGAACCTCACCGGAGGGTTGGCCTCCGCAACGGATGGGGATACCACATGAGCACCGCAGCCCTCAAGGAAAAGCTCCGCCCCCGCCAGCTTCGAAAGGACCGCGCAGGGGGCCAGCCCGGGGAGTACCCACTTCGGATCGCCAAGGTCACCGAGGTGGACTCTATCCAGCGGACGTTTTCCCTGTACATCCTCACAGGGAGTGGAGACACCTACGACAAGATGCAGATGTCCTTCCCCGGAGCAGGGGCTCGACACTTCCTCGGCGCCATCCCAGAGGTGAATGACCTCTGTGTGGTGGGATTCTCCCCTGCCGAGTCAGGGAGCTCAGCTGTCCCTTATGTGGTGGGATGGTTGGTCCCGGGAGCTTCGGCTGGGTACGACTGGTTGATGACCTCTCCGACCAAGGAGGACGAGGTCTCCCTCACCCCAGCTATGCGAGAAGCCCTCACGGGAACATTCGGCCGGAGGCGCCACAAGCTCCGACACTTGGAGGCCGGGAACGTAGGGGCCTCCAGCTCTCAGGGATCTGATCTCATCCTTGACGAGGGGGTCCTCCTGGCCAACCGGAGAGGGAACGAGCTCCTCCTCAGGGATCAGGATCAAGCTCTCGTCTCCCGGTCCTTGCAGAGGTTCCATGCGGGAGCCGGGGTCCGCACCTATTCGGGAATGGTCCAAAGGGATAGCACTCTCCTTCCGACCCAGATGTTTGCTGATGACATCGACTGGACAGCGGGCAAGCAGATCGAATCCGACGGAACCGCCGTGGCGCCTGGAGATCTCCCAGAGACCGACAACCCCGGAGCACTCACCGCACACCCCGTATTTGAAACCAACCTGCAGATGGGGAACGTAGATCCCAACCAGGCACTGGTTCGTGGTCTGTTCATCGACGAACACGGGATGATGTACGACGAATTGGTGCGTCCTTCGGCGACCTATGGGGGAAAGAACCTCTATCGGGTCTCCATGGATCCCAACGCTGACGGGAGCTACCCGAACGCTGCGTTGAGCGAGGATGCTGAGGTCTTCACCGAGGTCCGTTGGGAGGTCTCCCATACGGCAGACGGAACTCTCCCGGTTACTGAGCAGACCGATGGGATCGACATCGATCGGCTCCTACCGAACGCTCCCACCGAGGGGACGGACGGGAGTGGGGATGTGAACCCCCTGAACCGATCCCCGAACGCTCCTATGGTTGAGGTCGTCATGGGAACGGCGATCGGGAACGATCCGATCAACGAGAGGTCCAGTTACGGCCGTCCGTTGGTCCCCGCCCTGTTCGACGAGAACGGAAGATTCTCTCCAGGTCTCCACGCTGCGGGACCTACAACCCCGGTCTCGGACCACGCCGCCTTCCTGGTTCGGGTCCACAACCCCACTGACCCCAAGGCCCCTCCCGCCTTCATGGCGATCACCAAGGGCGGAGCATATCGATCCTACTTCCCGGGGTCTGGGTCCGAGAGCCACCAGGAGTTCTACCAGACGGGGAAGAGAATCCGCGTCGGGAGAAGCGCTGCTGGAGAGAGCTACGTCCTCGAGGGAACAGGAGGTGTCTCTGTCCGAGGAATCGGCGTGGGCCGCTCCGTGGACAACATTGGTGTGGAGATGCGGGCAGAGGAGTCCGCTGTCTCTATCTTCGGAGGAGCCGCGACGACCTCAGGGGCAGCCTCTCCGACTTCCGACCCCAATCTGACTCTGGCGGGCAACAGATACGCTGTCCTGATCGAGAGCGCCAAGTCTATGTTGCTCTCGGCAGTAGAGACGCTCAAGATCTCGGGCCAACGAGTGGAGCTCGATGAGATCGATACTCTCAGGGCCCGCGCGAACACCTCTATGGAGATCCTGTCCGGAGACACGATTGCTGTGTCCTCCAAGAAGCTGAACGTGACCATCACAGGGAAGGCAGAGTTCACCTACGGAGGGCCTCTCGACTCCAAGCCCACCAACGGTCCCTCGCGGACGACCACGTTCACAGCCACCCCACTGACGGGAGGGACCGGCGGGGTCGTAGATCGCTTCGACTACGTGTTCGGCGGCCGGAAGTCGGTGTTCCGCGTCGGACGCCAGGATACAGTGATGAACGCAGGGTCGTTCAATGTCACCACCATGGCGCCAGCCCCAATCACGGTAGGCCAGGGTTCCGGAGTCCATCTCTCCACAGGACTTCCGGGATTGAAGAACAAGCTGGACCTGGATGTCCTCGGAGCAGCATTGGTGGCCGGAGCGGGGTCCGTGAAGGTACAGGCGACCAAGGGGTCCGCCTCATTGAAGGGGAGTGTGAGCGCCGTGGTCCAGGGTGGGATATCAGCAACGATCCGTGCGTCCTTTGTCAAGGTGAACACACCTACTCCCTTCACAGGAGGAGTCCTCACTGACGGCTGCCTGAGCCCCATTACAGGACGTTCGTACGCGCTGTCCGGAGGCCTGGGAGTCGCTACCTTCCGAGTCTCCAACTGATGGCGTTCACAGCACCCCCCACCACAGTCGCCATCATCACCGCAGGGCCTGATTTGACAGGCCCTCTATGGATGCAGATAGCCTCTGCGACCGGCGCGGGTGTCGCGGCATGGATCCGATCAGTCAAGCTCCAAGGCACCGTATCCGGCTTCCTGGGGGCTGGAACAGTCCAAGGGAAGTTCACTGTAGTCCCCAGCGCAACCCCTGTAGTGGCAGCGTTTGTAGCAGCCGGCCTGAGCGGACCTACAGGCCTCCGGATGGCTTCTGCGGTAGGGCTGGGAGTCGCCAACGCTTTGAACGCTTCAGCGACCTACAAGGGGGTCTCTACAGGGGCCGTCGGAGCGGATGCATCTCGAGTGGTATCTGCCCTGGCGCCTTCCTTGGCCACCTCCCTCATATCCTCTCTTGCAGCTCAGGGGATCACAGGACCTGTTGCTCTCCGATACGCGACCGCTCTGAGCAACGGTATCAGCGCTATCGTGAGGACAGGTAGCGGTGTCGGCGTGTCGACAGGGGGAGGAGGTCCTCTACCGGGTATGGGGGCCTCAGTATCCACGCTGTTCTGAAGGGATCCTGAGTGGGCTTCAATCTCTCTGGGTACGTGCTCCGCCCGGCGCGCGTAGCGACTGGGAACGCTTCTTCCACAGGGGAGGCGACCTCAGGAGTCAGCCGGGATCATCTCTCTCCCGCGGAGATGTTGGCAGCGGGATACGAGATCCCGGCTCCCCGCGACGTAGAGCCCTATGCCGACATGTACAGGGCAGCTGTCCTCCTGAGAGGAGGCGGAACGGACGAATACCTGGTGTGGGCAGCCACCTCTGGATCCCTGTCTACAGTGGACTCGGATGCGTTCAGAATCTCGGGAGATCCCACCTACGTCCAACCGGCCGAAGGATCCCTGACCGTCGGGACCTACACAGACGGGACCGCTACCTTCTACGTGAGGGATGAAAACGGACGGGACCTGTCCTCCGTGACCGGGATGACTCTCCTCCGGGGCGACACCTTGGGGCAGGTGGTCGCGGCTTTCGATCCGGGGCAGGATCCCCTCATCGGGAAGGTGGTCATTGACGCCGCCACTCTCTCTTCGATGGGGGGAGGGTTCTCGGTAGGCAGAGGGGACCAAATCCTCCTCGTCTCGTACAGGCTCTCAGGCCCTACCTTCTGGTGGTCTCGCAACGATTCCCAGGCGACACGATTCGGGTGGGATGGCAGCAAGGGGAGGTGGGTTCCGTTCCAAGGCACCACTCCCCAGGATCTCGGGGAGGTGGGTTCGAAGGACTCTTATGAGCTCTCCCCACCCCCGTCCCGCTTCTCCGTCGGAGACACCCTTCCCGGAGCCTCTGGTTCTCCGGATAGCTTCTCCCTGGTTCGTGGGGGTCTGTTCCCCGACTCGACCGCGATACCCCTGGATATCCTGGTCGTCGCCGACCCCGATACCGAAGGGGACTATCCTGCAGTGGGCTCGGGATACGACGCTGTGGTCGGAGTCACCAACGGGGTCCTTCTCCTCAACACCACATACACCACCGCCAACGTAGGCCTCACCCTCTGGTACAACCCCGAGAGCTTCCGCCCTGGGGACGATGGGGATCTCGGGGAGCTCGCCGGCCTTCCCACGGACTCAACTCTGGGATATCCGGTCCTCTCTCCAGTCCCTGGACCCACCGAGCGACCCTTCATTCGCCTTGGGAGTCGCAGGTACCTGGCGCCTGTGGCCTACGATACAGACGCGGACCTTCCTGGGGATCCCTCCTCCGTCCCTGAAGGAGAGGTCTGGTGGTCTCGTGCAACTGGGAAGGTGGTGTTCTCCGAGACGGACATCAAGAAGACCCAGCCGGGAGAGACCGAATACGATATCGCATATCTGGGAGCTCACGCTTTCTACGATGGGGTTTCCCTCTCCACCCAGCCTGTTCCGCTCCAGAGCCCTGTTCCTCTGGTGGACGAGAACGGGAATGAGCTGGTCGGAGAGGATACTGGAGGCTCTGGTGTTCCTGGGTCTGGGGATCTCTTCATCCAGAGGAGTGCCTCTATGCCCCCTCCAGGAGCCTCCGGAGTCCTCTATGTTCCTGATAGGACCGGAGAGAGCCCGGATTCCTCAACCGCAGCGAACGCTCGCCCCAACGGCAGCGGACTGGTCCGTCAGCTTGAGGGCGTCGGAGATACCTTCATCTTTGCAGGCTCTCGTGCTCTGGAGACCCTCGAGGTTGTCGAGTACGAGGAGGATATCCCCACCCTCAAGATTCGAGTCAAGAAGACCGAGGCAGTGACCTCTCTGGAGCCCGCACCCTCCCAGCCGCCAGGGTTCGCTGCGACCTCCCGAGTCCAGATGAAGCGAAGAGGCATCAAGGGAGAGGGTCTCTACTTCGCGCAGGCCCAGGTCACTCCAGCCACGTACTCGGACGAGGCGCGGCTCTATTCTCGGAACTCGGAGCCCTACACTCTCGTGGGGACAGAGGAGCTTCGCTTCGCCGTAGACGGCACCCCCTACACATGGACGGCCTCTGGAAGCGGAGAGTTCACCGCAGCTCAGATCGCAACGGAACTCAACACGGTCATCACCGGGACGGGCCAGGCAGGGGTCATCCGAGGTCGCGTCTTCATCGAGGCCGGAACTCCTTCTTCGGGGCGTGTGGAGATCGGCTGGAACACCGACGCCGATGACCTCTCCGGACACACCGTCCTGGGATTCCTTCCCGGCTGGAGGGTGGATGCCTCAGGGGACACCTTCCGTTGGCAGCCCGACAACGGATCAAGCCTCGGCCTGTACCGGAGTCCTGAGAATCTGAGCCGGGAGAATCTGACCGCAGACATCCGAGCGACAGGCTCCTACACTGGGAAGGTGTTCACCGATAACGTCCAGGCCAGCCCGTTCGTTCATGTCAACAACCCTCCCTTGGTGGACATCCCCGGCTTCGATGAGGACGTACACTTCCAGATGAGCCTTGGGCTGAACCTGGTCCGTCTGTCCAACTATGGTCTCCGTCAAAGGGTTGGCCTCAAGTACGATCTGGAGAACAACCGGGTCATCTGGGCCGAGTTCGGAGAGACCCCCGCCACAACTGTCCTGTCCCCAACGGATACGCTTCAGCTGGACCACACGGGGGTCATCGAGGAAACAGTAGACAGCGAAGCCATGGATCCCACTCGGGCAGGCTTCGGTCTGTACCTCAAGCGGCCTGGTCTCATCAGCTATTCAGAACTGGGACAGGGTTCCGAGTTTCTCCTCCCTGGAGAGGGAGCCCCCGGGCAAGCTGTTCTGATCTCCCCCGAAGGAGGTTCCGTTTACTCCGGGGGTGGCGGAACCTTCTCATCGGGGGTCTTCTCGAACCCTGTCCTGAGCCCCGAGTCAACCCAGAACGCGATCCTCCAGGGGAATCTCCTGAGCGCCGTTTCGGTGGGTGACAGACTCCATGTCATCAACGGATCCGGGGCCGGTCTCTACACAGTCACTGGCGCCAACCTGGTCGGGGGGATCGCTGAGTTCACTGTCTCCCCTACACCTGCTGATGAGACAGGACTCTCGTGGAGGATCCTGGAAGGCCAGACCACTGATACCTTCGACCCCACGATCCTCGCAGACGCCCAGAGGGTCCCGTTCAACCACTTCCTGAACGAGCCGTTCAGGATTCGACTCCTGTCCCCCACGGGAACGGTCGGGGGGTCTCTATCCGCCGTCGTATCGGATGCCTTGGGGAGCAACCGGCCTGTGGCTCTGCGGTTCGGTCTTGCGTCAAGTAGTCCTTCGGCTACGGTCTCTTTCCTCGAGACGGGGTCGGACCTGGGGACATTGGCAGAGACCGGGTTGTCCGTCCCCGACGTAACCGATCCCCATTTCCTCAACTCCACAGCGCCGGCGACCGCGTATTTCAGGATCCGAGTGGGGTCTCAGGAGTTCACAGCCGGGACCAACATGACGCTGGTTTCGTCGTTCTCCACGACGATCGCGACGGGGGAGATCGAAGTAGGGGAGCCCGGCGGCGGGGTCGCGGGAGAGATCCGATTCGCTTCTGATGTGCTCACGAACTTCGCGGGGGAAACGGTCTACTACGATCAGCTGTTCCTGGATGGGAGCCTCTTGGCCTCTGGGTTCTGTGAGATCGATCCCACTGATGGGAGCATTCGCCTCTCTGACGCTGATACTACAGCCCATACAGGGGAGACAGCCTACTTCCTCGAGGAGCTGATCACTGAGCGAGGATTGGATGTGGTGATGTCTCCCCTCTCCGGAGACATCTATATCACCAAGCCCCTGCGGGACGGACAGATAGTAGAGGCCGCATACTACCAAGCGGACACGGACGGAGACCCCCTCACCGGAACGTTGATCACTGAGTTCCTTCCTCTGATCGTACAGCTGGAGGAGGCCACTCGCGTAGACGACTTCACCTACACGTTCAACCCAACCGGGAGAACTGTATCGGAGGAGATCGAGGCGGCAATCTGGGTAGGTGTGGAGCTCCAGAACTTCGCTGGTCTCGTACAGGTCACTGTGAGTGGGAGTACTCTCACATTCGCCGAGGCTGTTGACCCCTCCGAGACAGTCAAGATCACCTATGGGGTCCTGGAAGCCTTCGGTGGGGAACAAGCCTACCAGGTGTCCACCCCTCCTGTGTACAGGAAACCGTTCTTCCTGGAAGAGGGCCAGGACACAGCAACCGTGGGAGGGAATCGCACTCCGGACGTGCAGGTCGGCGCCCTGATGGTCCTGGACCAGACCCTTTTCTACGTGAAGTCGGTCTCGTACGACGCCGGGGAAGACGAAACCACGTTCACTGTGTGGCCTCCGCCCAGCACCGAGGTTGGAAGCAGGGCTCCGGCTCGGGACTCCGAGTTCTCGTTCTCTTCCCAGAGGATCGCCATCACCGTAGACCCCTCCGACCCCGTAGCAGGGGGTGGACAAGAGGGATTCCTCCCAGTTGTCTCCGGGGTTCCTCTGGTAGAAGCGGACAGAGGGCAGCTGCAAGTTGTGTTCCTCGGGGACCTGACCCAGTACGCCCGTGTAGGTCATCTCCTGGAAATCGCTGGATATCCCTACCTGGTTGCAGGCTCTGCTCTGTCCGATGATGGGAGATTCACCCGAGTAGACCTCTCCAACCCCATAGCCACGGGACATACATCCACAGACACCATTCGTCTCTCGGTCCGGCCCGTCTTTGGTCCTCTCCCAAGGACGTTCCCAGGGATTTCAGGATTCGTAGATACAGAGGAGTTCTCCCTGTTCCTGGTCGGCCGGACAGAGGCTGGGGTTGAACTCCCTGGGAAAGAGCTCACGGAGGGCGTCCACTACGAGGCGGATCCTTCCTCTGGCGCCGTGGAGTTCGTCCTCCCCACACAGGGAGCTCTCCAGCCCGGGGAATCCCTGGTCGCCACCTACACGGCAGTGTCCGAGGTGGGTCCTCTGGTAGACGAGGCGGCCATCCTTGCTCCGGCCTTCAAGGCCCAGTACCTCTTCATCACAACTCCGTCTCTCCAGAATCGGATCCTTGGAGCAACCCTCACTGCCCAGTACACGTTCTCGAATCCGGACAGCTTCTTCTACGAGGTCCTTCCAATGGAGGATTTCCTGGGAGAGGTCTCAGGGAAGGCTTTGGGGGCTGTGGCCTCGGACAGCGGAGGCCCCACCGACGCGTTCGCCGGTCTCCCGGACAACTCTGAACAGGGGCTCCTTGGGCTCCGTGGGGATGTGCGAGACAAGAAGGACCTGGACCGTGCCGCCCGTGCCTTCATCGAGCTCTACAACGGGGTGGTCCTGGCCTTCGAGCAGGTCTTGGAGTCTTTCGATGGGCGTGTGATCGGGGACCGGGATGGGAAGTTCCGGTTCTTCATCGGACATGACAAGAGGTACGCAGGGCCCGGCTACGAGGACGAAATCTCGGGAGACCTGACGGTTCGTCTCATCTGGAGGGAAGTCCTGGACGAGTGGTCCGGTGGTGTCGGATTCTACGAGGAAGTGGACCCGGTCTACGACCCAACTACAGCAACCGAGAAGGACCCTGTAGGGCGTCCTGGTGAGACGGACGGGGATACCCCGGACCCCGAGACTCTGGCCTCTTTCACGGTCCGTCAGAGAGGTCGTGTCAAGAACGATATGGACGACCGGCTCCTCATTGGAATGGGCCGTCCTCGAGGGCTCGCGCTCATCTTCCCAGGACTCAACGTCCCTGGGCTGTTCCGAGATATGTGGGAGCCTCATGTCTATTCGAGGCTCTTCCCCGAGAGAGCCCGGCACTTCTCGCGGCTCCTTCCCGGGATCGATGCTGTCCCGAGCGCCTCTGGTTTCACTGATCCCGGATACTACACGTCCGGCCGGAAGGTTGAGACCCCCGGTCCGGAGCCTGGAGAGACAACCAAGTCCGTTGTCCGAACTCGAGGCACTGCCATTGGGAACATCTCCAATGAAGCTCTTGGGAACATCACGGGGATCATCGAGGTCCTCGCCACCGATAGACACCCTCGGGCTCGGATCTGGAGGTTCTTCCCAGAGGGAGATGCGGAGATGGATTCCGCTCTCACATCAGCTACAGGGATAACAGTCTCCACCGTCGGGAAGGCAACCCTGGTAGCAACGCCGCTGCTTCTCTCTGAGTTCCCTGTAGATCCAGACACGGGATGGCCTGACGCAACCCAGCTCATGTTCAACCCGCTCCCGGCAGGGGCTTCCCTGTTCTCCCTGTTCACAGGGGATATCGATCTCTCCACCCCGGGATTCGAGACCGGCCAACGGCTACGATTCGGGAAGCCCGACGGGTCGGTGTTTGAGCTCAGCGATCCAAACGGCAACGGGATCTTCGTCGGGGAAGTCCAGGTAGGCTGTATCCTGACCCTCGTTGGTGTGGACGGCTCCGACCTCTCCGGATCGGAAGTCCTGGTGGACGGCACAGACCCTCTCGAGGATGTGGTCTCCGAGAACACCGGGCGCGGGGATACTATCTTCGGCGGGGAGGACCTCCTGGATATCGAGGATATCCCAGAGGACGAAGACGAGATCACGCCAAAGCAGATGCGGGAGCTCTCCCGCATGATTCCGGACTACCGAGTCCAGTTCGATCTCAAGGTGGCTCGGGGCTCAGGGGAGTTCATCGACGCTTCCCTCCCGGGTCGGGAGGACATCTTCCCACTCCCGCTCCAGGACATGCTTGGGCAGAAGCCCCCTCAGCCCCTCAGCTGCATCGAAGGTTTGGTAGAGTTCAACAACACTGATCGAAGGCCCGTCAAGCTCCCCTGCCTCAAGGGGGAGTCCGCTGACGACTCAGGGGATATCCAGATCCCCTACCTCCAGGGAACCGAGACAGAGCTCGCTATCCTCGGGGACGTAGCGGCCAAGTTCCGAATCCTCCTCGGTGCGGACACGTCCGTGGCAATGCCCTATGGAGACCAGACTTGGAAGGCTGTATATCCGGATGAGATCGTAGCTGTCGATGGCGTTCTGGTAGAGACCTACACACTGGGTCCCGACCGAGATCCCGCAACTCTCTATACAGGTCAGGACCTGACCCCTGTCGCCACAGCAGGCTCCTACACAGACGGAACGGCAATCGGTGACGGCCGAGCCTACGACCTCATCCTGGTGGAGGCGGATCAGCCCCAGGAAGCTGCCGGAGAGCTCCTGACGGGAATGACAGGGATCCTCTCCGTTGGCGCCGTATCCTCCGGGAAGGTGGAGACCCCACGGTTCGTGACCCCGACTACCAAGACGGACACCCACAAGTACACAGTGGAGAATGCGTTTGGATACCTGGGGGGCGCGTTCCCTGCGACCTCTGGCCTCACCCCCTCCGAGACGAACCCTGGGAACTGGATCACCCTCCTCGACTGCTCATCGGTGGGTGGGCTGGTGTTCGACTCCAATGGAGGAGGTCTCGCAGGAGGGTTGCTTGCCCTGGTCGCAGGCGGAAACGCCATTGTCATCCGCCTCTACAACCCAGACCCTGCGACTGCCTCCGGACAGTCCCTCATAGGTGAGGTTGTCATCCCGACCCTGGCAGCTGCAGGCTCCATCTACGTGAACGACCCCTTCGCGACCGTGACTACTCTCACGTTGGCAGGGACAGGGGTCTCGTTGACAGCTGCGGGGATCATCTCGGTAGAGACCTCTGCCTCATTGCTCTCTGCGCTCTCGGGAGTCACCGGTGGCAACTATCATGACTTCACCGTCACGATCGACACCTACATCACCAACACAACCCGTGTCTCTTCCGGGAACAACATCCCGGTGGGTTCGGCAGGGGGGTCAACCACCTGCGAGATCAAGGCGAATCGCCTCACGTTCGGTGAGCAGGTCTCCTTCGCGACAACCCTCCCTCGGAACTCCAATCCTGCCAACGGAGACGCTACGGAACTTGGAGTTTCTCTGGAGGCACATGAGTCTCCGATCGGTGCAGGGACAGCTACTGCGGTCAACGCCTCCGCAGAGGTGAACGGAGGGTCCGCTCTCACGTTCCTGGAGCGGGTTGGGCCCGACGAGGACAGCACTGTTCTCTCAGGGGTTCCCTACGTGGGAACCTTTATCCCAGGAGCAGCGGGATCCGAGGAAGGGAAGCTCCGAGCCATGGCCTGGGAGGGCCATGGGAACACGACCTCTCCGTTCACCACCGGAAGCGTGGAGGGGGTGATATTCTCGGTGATCCCCTCTTCAGACCTGGATGAGGACTCCGTGATCCTGGAAGGGGATGGAACCCTCTGGGATGCCGCCGACGGAGCTCTGACAGTGGATGGACTTCGTCATTGGATCAGCGCTGTCTCGGCGACCTCTGGGGGTCTCTCCGAGGTGGTTCCAGGAGATATCCTCCTGATCGATCAGACTACAGGGGGCGGCGGGGCGGTCGCGACAGGAACATACCTGGTCCGGCACGCCGTGGACACCAACACAGGAAATCTCTGGGAGCAGGAGATCTATTCGGACGCGGGACAAAAGAACGGATTGGACCTCCGCTTCCCTTCGGTGAAGTCAGCCATCAGCTTGACTCTCGTGGCTGAGGAGGTCCCCGAAGTTCCACATTCCCCCGAGGATTGCGGATTCCCAACCGGCGACGGCGCCACGACGTTCGTGTACCTGATCAGGAACTCCCGATACGCCATCTACGATGCGGGATCCTACACCCTTCAGTCCGATTCCGTGTACCGGATGGCCTACTCCGCTGTCTCCTACGACAGCGCCACGGGGGAGGCCACATTCACTCTGTCTACGGGAACAGCGACCGACGCCAACGGGGGGGCTCTCACCGACGCAGAGTTCCGGGACGCGGCGAACGAGTCTGGAGTCCAGGTGTCCGGGATGATCTACTTCCCATTCACCCCGCGAGCCTCGCATGGACTTCCCTCGAACAACGTGGTGGGGAGCTCCGAAGATGGCTCCGGGAACGATGCTACAGCGGGGTTCACCTTGGCTGTGATGGGAAACCGAAACCCCAGCGTCCACGGAACAACAACCGTCACCACCATGGCTTGGGACAAGACGAGCACTGCTTCCGATATCCAGTACCTGTTGGGAGACACGAGCACTCCTTCCTCCAGCTCCTTGGGTGTCAGAGTCCCGACTCCTGTCAGCGAGGCGGTCTTCTTCGAGGACCGCGCCTCAGTGAGATATGCGCGGAGCTACGCAGGAGTCTCGATTGCTGAGAAGATCGAAGGCGTCCCAACCCACGTCTCCCTGGAGGGGATGCAGGCAGCTGACTGGACAGCCGTACATTTTGACACTGGGGCGGGGCTCCCCGGTCAAGTCCTCGAGTGCCTCCTTCCTCGGGACCGGTTCATTCTCGGCAGCACTCTCGAGGAAGGAGGCACTCCTGGATTCACTGCTCTTGGGGGCGTGTTCCTTGAGCCGACTTTCGCCCGGCCCTCCACTGATTTGAATCTCGCTCGGCCCCATGTAGTATCTGACTCCCATAGCTTGGCGGGGTTCCCTGCTCAAGTTGGACATCGCAACTACTCAGACTTCGTCCCAGGGACCTATTCGGAGGCCGTTCACTTCAAGGTCCGGAGAATCCGCCGCTTCCATGAGATTCAGACGGAGATCTCTGATGCGCTGAGTCTCCTCAAGTATCTGTACGAGATCAGGCGGGGGACCTTCGGCTCCTACGTGGCTGCGACCCGAACCTTCTCCGCGGGAACGAGTCCTGCAACCACGATTGGGGACTTCAACGAGGGACGCGTCAACATCAACGCGGGAGACGTCCTCCGTATCCTGGATGTGAACGGAGCCTTGATAGACTCTGCCGAGATCCAAGGAGTGTCGGGGGCTGGGGACCTCATCCTCCGGCGGCCTGGTCTAACCGCCAGTCTGGTGTCGGCGGCCACTTTCGAGATCTACCTGGAACAGCCGATCGTTCCCCAGGAGCAGTCCAACGCCCAGCTCCTGGATTGCGTCACGGACTCTGAAGTACTTCGACGTGTGGTCGACTATCCGGGAGGAGATACCGACGGAGGATCCGCATCTACGTGGAACACGATGCAGGACAACCTGGTATCCTCCTGGACCTCTGAAGGGGTGGTAGAGGGCGACTACGTGCTTGTACAGCCGGCTGGGGAGCTCTACGACCCGTCCGAGAAGGGTGTCCGCCCCGTAGGGGATACCGGAACTGTGGGGCGCTCAGCCTACGTCTCCGGAGCCGCAGCAGCCCTTGATGATAACCGAGGAGCCTACAAGATCACCGGAATCAGTGGCGGCGACCTCGAGGTTGATGGAACCTCCCGGTTTGGAGGAAGCGATGAGGGCGGGGGGGATGACGTCATCCTTGGAGGCACGGGTGCTGAATACGTGGCTCTGCCCACCATCCACGTCAGCACCCTGGGATCCGGGAGGGAGGGGCAGAACACTCTCCGCCCGACAGCGCCTGCCGTGGGGGGTCTCTTCGGGAACCGAACCGGGAACGACGCGGTCTCCAGCATCCAGCCGTTCCCGTACCGAATCATCCGACCCAACTCCATCTTCTCCCAGGATGCGTTGGACCTGGTGTTCTTCCTGTGGGAGAGGACCCTATCTTGGTTGGATGAGATCAAGGGAATCTACGAGGAAGGGCGTGGGGGGGACTACCATGTCTTCCAGGCGGAGGACCACATCAACAACATCGGGTCACCAACTGACCCCACAGACGGAGCCGGGGTGGTGTCGAATCTGGTGGTGGAATCCCTGGAAGGTCTGGTAGACGAGACACCCTACACCAATACGTCCGACTGCCTCTCTATCCTGGGCCGGCGCTTCTGGCTCTTGGACGGCCGCTTGGATGAGGGGGGTTGGACAGACTTCGCGGATGATGGATTCGGACAGCGGCCTGTGATCCCTGACCTCATCGAAGACGTCCTCAACCTCGATGACCGGTTCCGGGACCTCCGCTACGCATGGATCCGTTTCCGGGCCGATCGAGTAGACGGATCAATCATGGAAGCGCGACGTGCCGAGGACGAACTTCCGGACAAGCTCCAACGCCAGAGAGAGCTCGTAGCCCTCAAGAAGGGTCTGGACTCGTAGAGACGGGGAACCCGACGGGCTCTCCGGTCTCCAGATCTACGAAAGGAGAGGCCAGGATCTTCTCCTCGTTCTCGATATAGTTGAAGGTGATCTCACCTCCAGGGTTGATCTGAACGAGAGCCACCAGACACCCCCCTTCTACCTTGCAGGTGGGGTTCACAGAGTGATTCGTGTATCTCCCAAACTCGTCATCTATGTGGACATCCGGAGCAGTGCGAATGGACTCTCTGGTAGGATGGAGGTACACATCCCCATCCAGGAGGCGAACCACCTCCCCGGGAGAGAAGGACACCTTGGCAACCAGGCATAGGTGTCCCCGACGGGACACGACTCTGAAGAGACTGTTCTCGGGCAGCACGTTCCCTCCGGGTGTTCGGGAGTACACTGACTATATCCCCAACACCCTACGGGAGAACACATGACTCCAGAGGAAGCCCGGAGAAGGCTCCGAGAGGCGGGGATCCCCGAGGGGTGGTCTCCCAGCACCGATGGGTTGGTTGAGGGTCTCCTCTTGGGGAGACAACGAGCTCTCCTTACCTCCCTGGAAGGGTTGGTTGAGAAGCAGATCGAGCAGGACCAGAAGCAGGTGTCAGAGCTACACTCAGCCCTACAGAAGCTGAAGGCAGGCGGGGGAAAGGCGGCCAAGAATGGCTGAATGGAAGTCCGTAGAGGTTTCGACAGAGCCGCTCCTCGAGAAGGTGCAGCCCCCTATCGATTCGCTCACCGCGGTCCTCGATTTCCTAATCACCATCCTCTCCATCGCCCAGCAAATCCTCAACGTCCTGAAAGCGTTCCTGGTAGGCCTGCTGGACCCCATCCGCTCCCTGGTTGAGCAGATCATACAGGAGATCCGGGACCTCATCCACGACCTCCGGCAGCTTGGCCTGTACATGTCGGGGGACTGGGATCTGATCAAGTCCGAGGACCGCTACATCTACTTGGTCGGAGGCTACCAGGCGTATGAGCGCCGGATGATTGGGCGGTTGCTGGACAACACGGACCCCGGACGGCCGGATTTCACCTCCTCCTCTACAGTGGTGGCCCTGTTCCTGTATGTGTCCTCTGGAGACCTGGATACGGTCATCCGACTCATCAGGGCCATCGTCAAGTTCTTCCGGAGAGAGGACCTCCTATCCTCTTCCATGCCCTATGGAACACCGAACACACCGACCATCAAGTACGGGACAGACGGAGCAGGAGTCGCAGCGTTCCGTCAGATAGGGTCACTGTCGGTGACTCCCACAGCACTCACTGTGTCCTGGTCCATGCCGGCTCCCCTGGGAGGCAAAGGGTTCTCTCCGGCCCCCAAAGGGTTCCTGATCCATGTCTCCACCATCCCTGATGGACTACAGGTGATCAGCGCCACACCCAAGGCGGAGACTTCCAGTGACGTAGAGGACCTGGCTCGGGTCCTGTCTGGCGCCGTGGATCCCCTCACCAACGGTCCTCTCAAGTTGTATGGGGGGATCACTGACCTCAACACGACGGTCCCGGACTTCTCCGACCTGGCTCTCCCGGATCCTCGAGCCCCTCTCCTGTTCCTCCAAGCTGGCGCGAACACGCCCCTTATCCAGCCGGCCACACTGATCCATGAAGGAGCCCCGCTCCTGGCGACGACGTTCTTCGCGAAGGCTGGGTTCGTCTCCAAGCTGGGGGCTGGCGCCACGTTCTCAGCTACGATCTCGAAGTCGGATCTCCCACTCCATGCCACATTTGTCGCGGGATCCGAGGGTTTCGCCGAGGTGGATGGATCTCCCTTCGAGGCCCAGACCTACTGGATCCGGATCCGGGCGGTCACCAAGGACTACATAGACGAGCTCCTCCCAGGGGTATCCGGGACCCTACAGAACCCCTCTCCCGTGTATCCTTCGGGAGCAGCCCCCTACTACTTCACCGCCAACTCAATCGTCCAGGCGTCCGGAGGCATCCTCCTCCCCGAGCAAGCATCCAAGTTCAGCTCGGAAGTGGGATACACCTGTATGACCCAGGCATCAGGGCCTGTAGTCGCCGAGTTCCCCTCCGAGAACCAGGTCAGGTACACACAGGCCGTCCAGGCAGCCATAGCTCTTGCTGTCCTGTGTCGCGCGGATCTATCCGAGGCTCCGGACTCCGGATTCCGAGAGAGCACCTACCTCCCGGGCCAGGGGCTCAAGGGCCTGGAGAACGCGGCTCGAGACATCCTGGCTCGATACGGATTCCAGCCTCGATGGTTCAAGGGACGTCGTCCAGGAGCATTCCGCCGCAAGTTGAAGGCTGTTCTTCTGCGGGTCTCTTCCGACCTGCTCAACCGAGCTCTTCCTCCAGAGGGAGTCGCTGACGCCATTGTTTCCGGGGCCAAGGACCTCTTGGGATTCGTCTGGAAGGACGCCCACGACGATTTCCCCGAGCAGACCATCCTTGAGTCCTTGGGCCTTGGAGCCACCTCTTCCTCTGAGGACAGCGGGGTAGGTGGGAACCCTTTCTGTCGGACCATCAACAAGCGGAACCTGCGTGGCCAGTACCAGGAGGGACAGGGACCCCCTCGAGCCCCTGCTTTCTCCGAGTCCCCCAAGGTAGAGGTCTTGGACACCACGGGGACGGTGGTATGGGTCTCAGGAGGGGGGTCTGCCGACGACTCTCCTGTTTTGTTCAATGACTCGACGGGAGAGGTTCAGTTCATCCGGAACGCTGTCTCGCAGTACGATGGGGGTTCCTTGCTGGACGCTGCTGTTGCAGTCCTGCAGCTGGCGGGGGCCTGGGTTTCCCGTCCCGTAGCGGATACCCAGTGGGTGACGATACGCCTTCTTCCCCAAGCCCTCACTCCTCTTGATGATCTCCTTGAGAGGCTGGACCGTTTCCTCCAGGCAGTCCTGGATGGCCTGGAGGGGATCACAGATAAAATCGTTGCCTACATCGAGGCTATCCAGGCGCGGATCTACCAGTTGCAGGCCCTGTTGGTGAAGATCCGCGCTCTCCTGAACTCCCTTGAGCTGCTCCGCTTCGGCCCTGCGTCTGGATTGGTGCTGGCCGAGTCGGGGACCGCAGGAATCGTCCAGGCTCTGGTTGCCGCAGAGGAGAAACCAGAGGATAGCGCCACCGCGTATGGCGCTGGAGTGGTCCTGGTAGCGGGAGGTCTCCCAACACTACTGCTTGATCTCCTCAAGAAGATCTTCGACGGAGGATCGGACTGATGGCGGTGTTCTCCTGGTCCTCCCGATTTCGTGAGGGACAGTGGCGTGCGTTCCGAAGGTTCATGCTGGAGGAGCGCCGGGACGTGGCTGCACGCTTCCAGGTGATAGACGCAGAGCTCCAGAGAATCGGAGAGATCCAGGTCCTCTTCGAGAGGGACGAGGCAGGGAACACCACGGAGAAGCGGAAAGGGATCGTCGTAGAGCCTGCGGACTCCTCCCTGGGCAAGCTCCTCCTGGCGTACACAAGCTTGGGCGGGAATCCTCTCGACATCTCCCTGTTCCTGACACCAGAGAGGGCTATCGAGATTGACGGGGAATACATCCCAACGATGCCTGGAGGGGGTCAGCTATACCAGAAGAACATCAGATACAGCTATGATCAGGGAGTCCAGGACGGGGACGCAAGTCTCCAAAAGTACAGGCCCTCCCGGATGGGAGGCAAGGGGATCGCGATTCGGGAGAAGGACATCTCCGTTTACGTGGGGGTGGGTCGCCGTTGGATCTCCCAAGCAATGCGGACCAAGCGCACCCGGCTCGAGGAAAGGATCATCAAGTTGATGGACCTACGGGAACAGCTGGAACAGGAGGTCCAGGACATGATTGGAGCGACTGGGTTCTCCTTGGGCTCCAACTTCTCAACTGACGAGTACAATCCGAGTCTCACGGCAGCCAGCATCGCGTATTTCTTCGACTCGACGTTCCGTGTTCCGGATTCTGATGACCCCACGTCCATCCCGGTTGACGATACAGCTGACGCAGGACAGTCCGGCTCCTTGAACACCAGCGTGTTGGCCGGTTACGACTCGTTGATGGTAGACGAAGACGAGGAGGAGAACACCGCTCTCTGACGGTCGACAGCCAATATCCAGGCTCCCGCGTTCAAGGAGATCGGATATGAAGCCCTCTGCTGCACGCGTCGCCAAGAAGTGGAAGAATCTCCCCAAGGGCTGGACCGACGAGTCCGTGCGGAAGTTCTGGGACACGATGACCAAGGGAGCTCCGAAGCACCCAGTGACCAAGTGTATCAAGGAGATGGACGGCAAGGTCGGGGATCCGGGGGCCTTCTGTGGGGGGCTGGCCGACTGGATGGAGGGGAAGTCTTGGAGGAAAGAGTCCGCGACCATCAACGACTCCGTCACATACACAGGTTCGGATGGAGATATCACATATACGGTGGTGGAAGTCCGGGGGGCCATCTACAAGGTCCGTGCCCGCCATTCGGAGAAGGGAGAAGCCCCGAAGCTCCTGACTTTCACCAGGAATGCATGGGACAACCTCCTGGAGCAGGCGGACCGTCTTGGGCCCCGGTTCGCAGGAACCAAGGTCGCGAAGAGGATTCGGATCGTCTTCTACGAGTGCGAGCACACCGGAGACGCCCAACACTACCAGGCAGACCTGGAGAGCAGCGGAGCGCGGGTGATCACCCGACGCCTGGACCTGGATGAGGAGACCTGTTCGTTCCTCATCAATGTCGACGACCCTCGGGACTTCTCGAGACGCTTCCGGGATACAGTATCCGCTGAGTTTTCCAACCTTGGATATTGATGTCGGGGTAACACCAACTATGCCTTGCTATCATGTCCAGCTGGAAACCGAGAGCGATACCTACGGCTTCGAGGTATGGACTGACGACTTCAACTACGTGGACCTGGCGCGCCAGGGCCTTGCCAAGATCATCGGTCCTGAGCAGGCTCAGAGAGCCCATGTAGGGGGTTGCTCCAACATCGGATTCGATCCGGATATGGGTCGTCCCAAGATCAAGCGGATCTTGTGATCCGGGAACTCTCCCTCAAGGACCACACCGAAGAGATCCTATTGCTGGCGACCCCTGGATCCGCCGAGGACTGGGGAGACTTCGAGGTCTTCCGAGGAACCAGCTGGGAAGGCGGGGTATGTGTGGTCTCCGGAGCGTCCTATTCCCATGCCCTCCATGGACATCTCATACCTCTCCTCCGAGAGTTGGGGAGAGACCCCCGCGCCTCTGGGAGAAGGGTGTCTGAGGAGGAAGGGTTGTGCGGGGTTCGCTCTACCTGTATGTCCTGGAACCCCAAGCTCTGTCGACCTGGCGGCCAGCACAAGGGATCCCCCGGCCCGCCGACTTGCTACGATGCCCCTCTGGAGAGCCCGGACCCCGAGGTTGCCCACCTATTCCGCCGCGTAGCCCTGGCTTGGTCTGAGGGGCGCCACACTGTGGTGGTGGAGGGCCCTGGCTTCAACTATCGGTAGAGTAGTCTCATGTCACTTCCTGATCTATGGGACAACTGCTATGATGGGAAGGCTCGCAGCCTGCTCTCTCCTGAAGCCTTCCGGAACGAATACTGTCGGAAGTGTATCAACTTCGGATGCAGGAACGCCCGTGGAGAGGATAGGGGTCTGACTCTCTGGGACAAGCGGATGTCTACCCAAGCAGATCGTCTGCTCCACAACCCCAACTTCGGGAACCCCCAGGATCCAGCGTATCGGAACGTGGTACAGGCCCAGTTCCAAGACATCGTACAGAAGGCCCTGGCTATTGAGGTCGCGGAGAGGAAGGGGGACTGGTCTATCCCCACCCCAGAGGAAGTTGGGACGGAGGCTGCGTCCTTGATTGGACTGACCCCTTCAGGATTTCGTAGCACCCCCGAGCCTGATGATGTCAAGCCCCCAGAGCGCCTCGTAGATGAAGTCAAGGTCTCCAAGTTCGAGAGGATGCAGGAGCTCCAGCAACTTCCACCCCCTCCCGAGCCAGAGGGCCTCTGGCGTGTCCAAGGGTCCAAGAAGGGAACCTTCTACGAGGTTTCTCAGTTCCCTGGGGATGTATGGAGATGCACCTGTCCTTCGAGAGAAGATCCGTGCAAGCACATACAACACATACAGAAGAGGGTACGTCGACTCCCCGTTCCGGAGGCTCCCAAGAAGGTCGAGCCTCCAAGGCTCCCCCCACCGGCCTCAGCGGCTCCCGTATGGGCTCCGGGACAGGGGCTAAAGAACACTTCTGAGCCCTCCCAGGGGATCATGGTAGGGGGTGGCAAGCCCTCTCCCTCCGAGGACCCCTGGGCCCCGACACCGACGCCAAAGGTGAGGGAGCGGAAGATATCCGTTGGGGGGAGAATCAGATTCAAGAAGAGTTCCGGACCCAAGAACAGGTAATCAACCCCGTGATGACCCAACCAACCATCCTCAGCCTCCTCGGAGCCGTCAACGAGAAGTTGGCCGCGACTCCAGAGGGGCGAGACATCTTCGATCGCCTGAAGAGGGGTGAGATCGACATGGAGAATGCAGCCGTTGCTCTTCATGACATCGCCGCCCGGTCGGGATTGATTCCAGACCTGACCTCCCTCTCCAAGAGGTTCTCCGAGATCTCCCCCGGAATGCTCAAGGGAGGCCGCCCCGTAGCGGTCAAGCTCACGGGATTGCCTCAGCTCAATCCTCTGGTGGAGGCCGCCATCATGGAGCGGGCCTCCCTGGACGGAGATGTTCCCGAGATGAGAACAGGGCAACTCCCTCCGGAAGGACGTCCCGCCGTCCCGGTGATCGCCGATGTAATGGAGCCTGCAACCCTGGGCTCCATGCTCGAGACCGCCTCGGAGCATATCTCTCGGAAGCTGGTAGCGGCTCGGGCGGGGCACACGGAGACCTGTGGCCGGCTCATTGAGCTTGCTCGGGAGACCGCAGCGCGCAATGGAGTGGATCAGGTCACGGCCATGATGATCGCCTCCCAGAACTTCCCTCCAGTCCCTACTGGAGTTCCGGGCTACGAGGCGGGGCAGGCCCCCACAGCACTCAGGATAGCGGAGCCCAATCCACTGGCGATCGCGGCTCTCCCAGAGACCCAGAAGCGCGCCCTGTCCTTCAAGGTCCTGTCAACGACCCAGGGACGCAAGTCTGCCGCTTTCTGCATCGAACAGGACCTCACCCGCCGATCAGGAGTCCCAGAGGGGAAGCCTTCCGAGATCAGCCCTGCCGTCATCTGGCAGGCCGAAGCCCACGGAGCGGAGGACCTCGGAGACTCAAACAGCATGGCCCAGGCCGCCGCTGCTTTCCTGAGGCTCCTCCGTCAGGCCTCCCGGGAAGATCCCTCGACTGTCTTCTCCGTGAGCCCTTGGGCTGACATCCCCTCGCGAAAGTTCGGGTGGGTGATGGAATACGGACCCCCAGCCAAGTAGGGAGACACCATGGACACGTTCGCATCCAACCTGGTCGGGTTCCTCCGCCGCTGGGATACCGACAGCCTGGTTGTGGTGGTTCACCCTGGAAGGGATGTCACCCGTGCCCACGCGCTCATCTCCTCGGAGTTCCCAGAGTCCGTGTTCACCACCAACTTCTGGGCAGCCGGGGACCGGGAGATACGAGTCCGGTCCACAAAGGAGTCTCCGGGGGACCTCTCAGGATACACCCTGTTCCTGTGCAACGGGGGCCAGTCCTTCCCCTCCGAGGCCCAGAGGTGTCTTCAGGAGTGGGAGACACGTGCCCTCTGATCTCCTTACTGTCCAGATCCGTGGGGGAGAGCCATTCGAGATCTCCCTGGAAGGGAATCCTCTCTTCACGCACAACGGGGCGACCACAGTCCAACCGTTGATGATCACCCCCGAAGAGGAAGAGGCCCTGAGAGGCTTAGCTCTCAGGGCAGGATCTCAGATAGAGTTTTTCCGGCCGGGGAAGCCAAGCGAGGAGCAGGAGAGGATTCGCTCCCTTCTGATGGGAGAGGCCGGCGCCGCTCGTGTATGGCCCTGTGTCCAGTGCCCAACCTGTCCGTGGGCCAACCCCTTCCACGAGTACCCTTGCGGACTGGACACCATGGAGGCCGCAACCATACAGGGACTCATGGGAGATCCCCTGTACGAGAAGGCAATCGAGGAGTGTCCGGTAGCATAGAGTTTCTTGGGCTATCCCTGTGGGGTAATGCAGGTGAGCCAGGGAGATACGATGAGCAAGCCCGACACCACCCCCAACATCGGCTGGACTGTCACCCTGGCTGGAGGACATCCCGCTTTGGTCCTTCAGACCAACACCCGAGGCCTCTGTCGCAAGTGGGCCCTCTCGGACTTCTCCACCCTCTGGATGAACAATGAACACGGCCTGTTCATCGTCCGTGACGGTGTTGATACGGTGTTCTCCGATCCAGAGCAGGCCGTGACCTCATTCCTCTTCGACGCTCTCGAGGCAGGGAACCCCTGGTTCCTGGTCCTCCAGTACTACACGGAGGAGGGAGATCCCGTCACCTCCTGTTGGCTGACCCAGGAGGAGGACACCCAGCTGGTCCGCATGCTTGACCGGTGGCTCTGCGTCCTGTCCACCCCGCCCGACTCCGAGAACACATTCGCCGCATAGGTTTTTTCGCCAAAAGAGTAGGCGCAGACCCAAACGCGGTTATACCTCAATCGTTATGACCAACGTCTCCTTCAGCACCTTGTCCTATTCAAGCTGGCTTTCGAGCCTGTTTGGCACAGGGAGGGTGCGCGAGTAGACCAACGAGGTCACCGACCAGGACCCCCCGCCGGCCCAACCGGCGGGCGGGGGTTCCTGGTTTTGGGGAACCGCCCCAAGCATCTTTGAAATCGCAAGCTCTTGTAGGTGGTTCCGCCTCCCTTCCTCTGTCGAGGGGAGAGCGAGGTCCTTGAGCAAGTCCTCCCCGGGCGACCACCTCCTGTTCCCTCCCCAGAGGGGAGCAGGGAAGCTCATCTGCGAGGATGGCGGAACGGAATACGCCATCCTCGCACCTCGCGTGAGTGGCGGAACGGAATACGCGCCGGAATGAGGATTCGGTGCCCTTCGGGGCTTGGGGGTTCGAGTCCCCCTCCTCGCATCCACTTCTGAGGGTTCTTGGGCCTCCTGGTTCAACTTGATCATCGTCATAGGCATTGAAGGCAAGCGCCCTCACCTGGGGTAGTCGCGCACTGGTGTGCCAGCTGGGCTGTAAACCCGGCGTCCGTAACGGGCAGAGCAGGTTCGAATCCTGCCGCCCCCTCTCTTTCAACACTGCCAGCGGTAACCTGGGGAACCAACTCCGGAGAACCTGATGCTCATCACCCTGGATCCCAGTCTCGAGGTCGTTCCTCGCCGCGAACCCTACAAGAAGACCTTCGAGGAGGCGCGGCAGAACTGGCTCAACTCCCTCACGGGGAAGGAGTGGGAGACCCGGCCTGTGACCGTGGACGGCCGCACCTACCAGGAGCGACGTCTCAAGACAAAGGACCGGGTTCGGGAGCGCACCGGAACGGCGAACGACCACCAGCACAAGAGCTTCTTCGAGTACGTCGCGCGCTGCTACGCGCTCCATCGCGGCGTGGTGATCGGACCCGAGACCCTCTGGTACGTGGTCCTGTCCGAGCTTGCGACCCACATCAAGGCCCACGCCGACCACTACCGGGACCTGTTCACCCGCACCCCGGGGAAGGAGAGCCTGCTGGTTCCCGGCACCGTGGAGAATATCTCCATCGAGGACTTCCTCCCCCTCCTCCGGGAGAAGTGCCCGGTGAGTCCCGACGTGTTCATCCCGGAGTTCTCGACGTCGACTCCGATCTCCCGACAGGCCACCACGGCCGCGTTCATGGACGCCGTCTCCCCGTACTACAACTACATGATGTATCTGTGCGGGATCCCCAAGGTCCGGATCACAGGAACGGTCACGGACTGGGACACCTTCCTGCTCTACCTGAGCAGCCTGACCGCCTACTTGGACAAGGCCCGTCCCTACCTGGACATCGTCGCGGCGCACATCGCCAAGATCCGGAACACCCTGGAGGACGGCGAGGCTGATCTCGACTGGTGGAAGGACATGTTCCACAACCAGACCTGCGGTTCGGGTTCCCAGAAGCTCTGGAACGGATGGCTCCGTGACTTCGTCCTGGACCAGCGCCCTCTGCAGACGATGGCGACCCTGGACAACTTCCCTACGGGCATCTCCGTCGTAGAGGTCGTCCAGCTGGAGACCCGCCGTGCCTACAAGTTCATGTACGGGGTCTTCTACTCAGTGGCGGACGAGCAGGACTTCTTGGTCCCGTACTTCGGCGAGGTCGTGGAGCGCGCAGGGACCAAGGAGACCAAGACCTCCGAGGAAGCCCCGAGGCCACAGCCCGCTCTGTAGCTACTGTGCCCCCGTGGTGGAAGGGTCTACACATCGCACTTAAAATGCGTCGCTCCTTGTGAGTTTGTCAGTTCGCCATTTTGGTTTGGCTATCGCCCGTTTAGGGCATGCCTACCAAACCTCCTGCCGTCTACACCGTCTATCAAACGACCTGCCTTGCCAACGGCAAGATTTACATCGGCGTTCACAAGACTCGAGACCCCGACGACCGTTACCTGGGCTCAGGGAATCTGATCTCGCGGGCTGTCAAGAAGTACGGGCGAGATCAGTTCCAGAAGGAAGTCCTGTTCATTTTCGAGTCTCGAGCCGAGGCATACGCCAAGGAGAAGGAGCTCGTCACCGCTGCCTTCGCCAAGCGCGCCGATACCTACAACCTGAGAGAAGGTGGGGCAATCGGAGGCTGGTACGACGGCCAGAAGGGAGAAAAGAACTCCCAACACGGAACAGTATGGATTTGGATGGGGGGAGAGAAGCCCCGGAAGGTCCGGAAGGAAGTGGTGGGGGAGTGGATGGTTCTGGGTTGGAAGCGGGGGCGTGGGAAAAGGTGCGGGCCTCCGAGACCTTCCCCGATCAAAGGGAAGGTTCGGATGTCCAAAGGCTCAGAGACACTCTACGTTCTTCCAGAAGAAGTCCCGAAATGGGAAGCTCAAGGGTGGAGGGGTAAACAGAGACAGAACCGGGTTTGGATGCATCCTCCAAAAGGGATGGCCCGCAAGATCTTCGAATCGGAAGTCCAAGCTATGCTCCAAGAGGGATGGAGTCTCGGGAGGAGACCACCTAAAACCCGCCAGCCCTCTTCCGGGGAAAATCATCCTCTTGCCAAGCTCACCTGGGAAAAGGTACGTGAGATTCGGAGAATATATCGAGAGGGAGGGACAACACAGGCGTCTTTAGCCGCCCGGTTTGAGGTCTCCTATGTGGCGATCCATCACGTTGTCCGAGGAAAGACCTGGAAAGAATCTTGATCCCGGGTACATCCGATGACCCAGAACTGTCCGCTCTGTAAGAGAGACGTACCGGAGCGGAGGATCTCGGAGCACCACCTACGAACAAGGAAGGTGGATCCGAACCTCACTGTGGACATCTGTGCGATGTGTCATTCCACGATTCACCGGTTCTTCTCGAACCGTGAGTTGGCCGCCGAGGGATCCAGTCTCGCCAGCGTAGAGGGGCTGTTAGCCAATCCTGAGTATGCCAAGGCCGTGCAGTGGATTGCCAAGCAGGATCCTGCCCGGAAGACCAAGGTCTACAGGACGCGTCGTCGAGAGGCCCAACGTAGGAGATAGTGCCCTCCAGGAACGGTAGTGGAGGTATCCCTCCTTCCCGAGTAGGAGTACCCCATGTCCCTACGTAGAATCCTGGCTGAAGAGAATCTTCTTCCCGTACCGAAGCCTGTTGAGGCCCGAGGGATGGGCCCCGAGGATGTGAAGGCGGGGAAGTCGTACTGGATCTACGACGGAAGAGAGGATCAGCGAGCCACCTTCAAGGGGTGGAGGCTGACCAACCAGGGGCCTCTGATGCTGTTCCAGGGAGAGGAATCCGGCTGGGCCGCGTTCATGCACAACGGCACCATGAGCGTCGGGGTCGGCGCGGACGCTCGCCCTCTTCAGATTCTCCGCGAGGCTCGCTGAGCCTACATCCGGGCCAGGGCGCGGATGTCTTCGGGACCCAGGAATACCTCGTTGGTGCCGCCTCCGACGTCCTGGACCCGAAGCTGGATTTGACGGCCTCTCTTCTTCGCGAGGCCGTCAGCGACGGCGATCCCGATCACCTTCCCGTCGATGTAGATCTCCGTACCCGCGCGGAGCCCAACAAGACCGTCCCAACGCTCGTGGGGCTTCCAGTCGGTCATGTCCATGGCAGCGGAGACATCCTGGGAGGCGCTCTTCATCCGGGAGAAGGTGATCCCATAGACATCGCCCTTCCCGAAGTCCACGTCAGCCATGTCGCCGGAGGAGTGGATCTTCTTGACGGTTCCTTCGCGGTCCTTCCCGAAGATCTCCACAGTGACCTTGTCCCCCACCGCAGGCTTGTCTCCCGCAGAGACATCCTTGGCAAGGACCAGGTTCTCTTTGGCGATCGGGAACTTCACCGGCCACACGTACCGAATCACGTCCCGTTGGAACCCAGAGTGCAACCGTCTCGGCGTCCTACACGACCTCTCTCTGGGCCATAGCATCTGCTCTCAGTTCCGAGGGATCCCACCTTCGGAAGAGGTCCTGAGCATGCTCTTCAGCGTAGAGCACTTCGAGAGGGAGTTCCTCTCCCAACCCCACGATCATGAGGGGGATGGGATCCGGATGGCGCACCGCAGAGGGTTCTGAGGAACTACGCCCCGAAGAGCTTCTGCTCGAGAGCCGCAGCCTTCTTGGTTTCTTCCCGCCCGCCCGCGAGGAAGTCCCGGTTCCGGACGCCGTGGTATCCGGAGGGATCCCGCTCGTAGTCCATCTGGTCGACGTGGTCCGCCGCCATCTCGGAGAGGATCTGATCCTGCACGCGGTCAGGGTACTCGCGGTTGAGCCAGCTGATGACCTCAGCGTCCAGGGCGTCCAGGAGGTCATCCTCGTCGAGGCCCGACTGGTCCTGCAGGATGATGAACGCCTTCTGCACCGCACGGTCCGCATGCTCGAGAAGGGAAGCGTTGAACTCATCACCGAGGATACGGCCCATCCCGGGGGAGACAGCAGGCTGGTTCTTGTTCCGATCGAAGTAGGCCCGGAACTGGTCCTGGATATACTTCTCGATCTTCTTGTCCCGGCGGACCCTGTTCATGAGGTCCTTGACGGCAGGGAGGCGAGAGATATCTTGATGAGACATGGTCTTTTGAACCGCCATATGTGTCGTAGGGTTTAGTTGAGCATTGATCTTTTGAGTCAGAGCCAAATCTTTTTTGTTGAGGGACATGATCTCTCCGTAGACAGTACAACCCGCCCATGCATATAGCTCAGCTATTCGGGATGGACTCCGAGGAAGTTTTTAGGGCAGGGGGTTTTCGCAGTCCCGATCAGGCGGTATACCGAATGTAGAACGGCGGCCCCGGTCGCATACCCGAGACCAAAACGTGTTCTTCTCTTCCACCAACGCTGCTGCCCAAATCGGGACCGGAGCCACGGGTGTCTGTCGACGCCCTGGTACGGAGATTCGGCCAGTCGTGGTGCGTCCAGAAGATCATCGGAATCAGGATGCAACCGCGAAGGCCGGGGAGGGGTCCCTGAGGTAGCAGCAAACCAACGCTGAAACCGAAAGGACCCCGGCCCCGAAAGGGAAGCCGGGGTTCTCGCGTTTAGCGCCCATAGCTCAACTGGACAGAGCGCGAGTTTCCGGAACTCGAGGTTGGGGGTTCAAGTCCTCCTGGGCGCGCTCGCTTTCCTGGTACAGACCAGGACTTCTTTGAAATCGCGAATATGGATTGTCAACGGGTCAGACGTCGGACGGCGGCTCACCAACCCCTGAGGGGGGAGGGAACCGACCGTGACCGATCCCTAACGAAGCCTCTCCTCACCAGGGAGTGGGAGCGTCTGCCCCGGGAGAAGTTGTCACCTGCCAGCCCATTCGGGTTGCGGTAAAGGGGGCGACACTCCGAAACAACTTCGGCTTGGCTTGCTGGTGGCTCAGCGGTCAAGCAGGGGAGATTCCAGGTACTACGGATTCCTCGGTTTACGCGAGACATCCGCCGCGAGGCGGGAGAGTGGGAATCATCAAGTTGCCCGGTGGAAATGACAAGTGGTTCTCCTACGGGAGATTAAACGCTCGCGACGCCACCTCTGTCCCACGAAGCCTGTGAAGACAAACCAACCCTTTGGGCGCATGTAATCAGGTCAGGACACGGCAGAGTTGGGCAGTGGTCCCGAGTCCCCCGCCCCCCTTCTGGGGGTTTTGCGTCAACCGACTATGCCCATTCTGCGCTCATGGCCCAACTGGATAAGGCACGGGACTACGGATCCCGGGATTGGGGGTTCGAGTCCTCCTGGGCGCACTACTCACTTGTTTATACTCAGACCTGTTGGGATGACGAAAAGCTGCGAACAATGTGGAAAACCTCACACTGGGGATTATGGGTCTGGGCGGTTCTGCACCAAGGCTTGCTCACGAAGGTATATCAACGCTCGCGTCAGCAAGACGTTGAAGCAGAAAAAGCAGAGGCCAAAGATCCCTTGCGCTTTTTGCGGAACCCCGTTCCGACCTCGGAGTAGGAAAACCAACCGATTCTGCTCAAGGTCCTGCAGCATGAAAGACCGGGCTAAGGATCCTGCTTGGAGGGAAGCTATTTCCAAACGCAGAATAGCCTCCTTGCAAGCAGGGGAGGAATCCTCCCAAGCTATCCGGTGCACCTACGATTTCCAAGGAACTCCTATCCGTTGCGACAGCAAACTGGAATACGTTTGCTTGGTATGGTTCGAGAAGAACCATACGGTTTCTTCAATACAGAGGTGCCCTGAAGTCATCACTTATACGGATGAAACTGGGGTGTCTCGCAGGTACCTCCCGGATTTCTACATAGAGACTGAGGAGGGACCCTTTCTTGTAGAGTGTAAAATGTGGGCCCATCCCCGGCAGAATGCATTCTGGAGGGGCTACAACGAATCACAAGGGAAGAAGAGAGTCCTTTTAGAAAAACGTGCGCGCGTTCTTGGCGCGACACCTCTATGGTTTACCATAGAGGATCACCGGAGTCTCTACTACTCGATACCATCTCAGCCTCTTCGGGACCAGACCGCGAATCGAGAGGTCGTAGGTTAGAGTCCTACCAGAGGCGCCATCTTGGGGGTGAAAGCTGTTTGGATCAGCGCCGGAATTTGGATCCGGAGACTAACGTCTTCTCTCACTGCCGCACTCGCTTGGGTTTTCAACCCAAGCCTCCGCGAACAGTCTACAAGCCTTGGGGTTCGACTCCCCACGCCTCCTTTTTTATCCAGACTATTGCTCTTGGTAGGGCATGCCTACCCTGCCCGAGCCCGTCTTCACAGTCTACCGAACAACGTGCCTGGTCAACGGCAAGATCTACATCGGAGTCCACAAGACTCGGGATCCCAACGACGCATACATTGGGTCTGGGAATCTGATTTCCCTGGCTGTCAAGAAATACGGACGGGATCAGTTCCGGAAGGAAGTCCTGTTCATCTTCGAGACCCGAGTCGAGGCATATGCCAAGGAAAAGGGTCTCGTCACCGCTGCCTTCGCCAAGAGAACAGACACCTACAACCTCCGCCCTGGAGGGGATGGTGGTTGGGGCTATGTGGCTCAAAACCGGACCGCTGAGGAATGGAAAAGAATCTCTCTCCGTGCGGCGGAAGCGCGAAAAAGGCTTTGGGAAGACCCTGAATGGGCCGCACAACGCAGAGCCCAAAACACCAAACATCTCCAAAATGTTTGGAAGGGTCGGAAGCACTCCGAGGAGACCAAAGCCAAGATGAAGACCACTATGGCTGACCGAGGGACTCATAGAGGAGAAAAGAACTCTCAACACGGCACAGCCTGGATATGCAAGTTGGGGGAGAAGTCCCGCAAGATCCCCAAAGCAGAACTCCCTGAATGGAAGGCTCAAGGCTGGGTCCGGGGGCGGAAGATCAAGCCACCGAGGACTCCGAAACCAAAATCTTCCCATGAGTGCGGTTCCTGCGAGACCCGTTTCCCTACCTGGGTTGAGGTAGATGGGAAGTGGCGGAACGTAGGCGGTCGGGACCATTGCGTATCTTGCTGGCCTCTCGGGACTCCCCGACCAAAGGTTTCTCCGACCAGCCAAGGGACGTAACATTCCCGTACACGGAGAACCTCATGGATTTCGCCCTCGGATTCTTCCTCGGCGTCCTATCGACGCTTGTCTACTTCAAGGGGTTCAAGACCCCGAAGACGGAGATCTCCCCAGGCCAGGTCTGGGAGCTCCCCGGCGGGATCCACTACAGGATCCTCCGCGAAGCCTTCTTCAGCGACTGGGCCTGCGAGGTCGCCGGCTCCTCGGAACAAGGGTTGATTGGGTTGAGTTCCAAGCAGATCCGTTCGGGTCGGTTGATCAACCAGACCTCCAAGGAGGACGAGGCTGCGTGAACGTCCGAGACCAGTTCCTCGACTACTTCTACATGAAGGTACGAAGACGGCGGGTTCCCGGATACAAGAACGGGGTCATCGACGACCTCATCGACCTGGCCCACCACCTACTCTGTCGGCAAGGAGGGCTCTGGTGGCGGGATCTCTCGCCAGAGGAACAACAAGGCTGGCTCAACGCCCCTTGGGTTCCCGCCCTGCTACCCAAACTTCGAGTCAGGCAGGATCTCCATGATCCCCGACCGAATGTAGATGTGTAGCCGACACTTCCGAGGACTCCGGCCTCCTCGGGGACTTCGAGCAAGGTAGCTCGGGGATATCGTCAGGTCCTCTACAGAGGACCCTCCAATGTGGTCCCAATGCATCACCCCCGTTCCCACGCACGTTCCGAAATGGATAGCGTGCAGGTGTTGGGGGCAGAGAGGGCACTCGAAGAACAGGACCTGGCAGGTATGACCCTCAATCTCAGAGGCCTGGATCCTTCCGGCTATCCTGGGATCAGTGAGGGAGACAGTACTCATACCCAGGCTTCCTCTTCACGAGACTTATGTTCTCGGATTCGCTGAACCAAGCTCTGAGTGGCCTGTAAGGGATTGCTCATCTGAAGGGCCTCCCGAGCGGAATTGAGGATACCTGGGTGCTCATCGCATTGACATCCAGAAACCCCATTGGACTCCTCCAGTCGGAAGTGTTCAGGTAGGTGTTGAAGGATGAACTGAAGAAGCCTACGAGCCCCTCCAGGGCCGGGAGATCCTTCGAACCGAAGGATCTGGCTTTCGAGTTCTCGGTGCTGTTCTCGGAGAACCGGAATAGGATCCGAAATCCCCTCCTCAGCCAGTATCCGTCTCAGATTTTTCATGCGACGCCTCCACCTACGTACACGGGAATAGGCGGTCCAACTACGGGGTGTAGCGCAGTCTGGTAGCGCGCCTGTCTGGGGGACAGGAGATCGTCGGTTCGCCGTTTTGGATTGACTATCGCCCTTGTAGGGTATGCCTACCAAGCCTCCTGCCGTCTTCACCGTCTACAAAACAACCTGTCTGGTCAACGGGAAGATCTACATCGGGGTTCACAAGACGCGGAACCCCCATGACACGTACCTGGGCTCAGGGAAGCTGATCTCCGCTGCCGTGAAGAAGTATGGTCGAGACCATTTCACCAAGGAGATCCTGTTCATCTACGAGACCCGTGCTGAGGCATACGCCAAGGAAAAGGAACTCGTCACCGCAGCGTTCGCCAAGCGGGCAGACACCTACAACGTGATGGCAGGAGGAGTGGAGGGCCCTGGTTGGTACAGGGATCGTCGGGGATCCAAAAACCCCTCTCACGGAACTGTCTGGATATGGGCGGAGGGCGAGAAGCCTCGCAAGGTCAAAAAAGAAGATCTGGGACAGTTTCTGGCGGAAGGATGGTCTCGCGGTAGAGGGCCCAACTTCAAGCGTCCTGTCCCACCCCCCTTGGAAAAGGGCCGGGTTTGTATCCATCTCGGGGAAAACATGAAATATGTGCCTCCCCAAGATCTCCAAACCTATCTGGAGAAGGGATGGGAGACAGGAGGGAGCCCAAAGTTCCGGAAAACTATCTCCCAAGCGCGGAAGGGTGTTGAGCCTTTCTCAAAAGGCAAAACCCTCATGAACCGAGATGGGGTTTACAAGTATGTCTCAGACAACGAGGTCAAGGCATATTTAGGTCAAGGATGGGCACGGGGAGGTAGGGAAAGTCCCGACAAAGGGTCTAAAAGACCAGAGTGTGGAAGGCCTGGGGAAACACACTCTCAATGGGGGTGTGTCTGGATACACAACAATTCTGGGTCCCGACGTAAAATCCCAGCCACCCAATTTACGAGGTACTCCCAAGAGGGTTGGGTCCGTGGAATGGGCTCGAAGAAGAGACGCTAAATTCGGAGAGTGGCGCAGTCTGGCAGCGCACTCGGCTGGGGGCCGAGCGGTCGCAGGTTCGAATCCGGCCGCCCCGACCACTTCAAGGACGACACCTATGATTGCTCCTTTGCCTGAGACTCTACAGGAAGCCTTGGACGACCTGGGAGCCCTCTCAGCGGAGGAGCTATACGATCCTCGGATCCTGTCCAAGACTCTGGCCAAGGCAGTTGCAGAGATCCCAAAGGGGAACCGAGTCCACGGGGTTGCCCTCGTTCTGGTCACCGCAGACCACGACGCCGGAGACCTCAGGGTCTCCAACTCCATTGACGTCTACTCGCAAGATGGCTTGGACTGGCTGGTTCAGGAGACCGAGCGGGTTCTGGAGAGACTTGCCGCAGCCCATCTCCTGACGACGCCCGTTGCCGACGGGTAGCCCTACAGGATCCCTCGAGTGGGGACCATCCGGTAGCACTCGGACTCAAGCCACCGCTCTTCGTCCGTCTGAAGAGCATCCCGGAGGGCCCTGTCGATCTGGTTCTTCTTCCGGCACGCTGCGTGGCGAGTGATCAGGTAGAAGGCGCTGTGGTCTCCCTGGCCGAAGTAGATGTTCGTCATGGAGTTCGGGTCGACCTTGTCGGTATGGCGCGCTGCCACCTTGAGACCGGGGATTCCGCTCAGAGCCTCTTTGACTCGCTCCCAGAGGGCAGCCCAAGAGGCCTCCTTCTGGATGCCCAGGTCCTTCATTGCTTGGCGAACCGCTTGGGTGTCCTCTTGGATCGACATGAAATCCTCCTTGGAACAGGAGAGCACGATAAACTATCGACGGCGACCAAGGTGGACCTGGGTCTGCAAAACCTATGGACGAGGGGTCAGTTCCCTCCGTCGTCTCCACTCATGTAGCGGATTAGAGCAGCCCGGTAGCTCGTCAGGCTCATAACCTGAAGGTCCCCAGTTCAAATCTGGGATCCGCTCTCATCTCTACCAGGTGTTCGAAGGCTGAGGAATAGGGGGCGTGGGGTTCCTCCGTTCCCTTTCGCGGTTGTCCCGCGCCTGGTCTTCTTCCAGCTCCATCGGCATGTAGAACCGGAGATCAATCGAGTAGCGGCTTCCGTGGATGAGGCCTTCGAAGAAGTCGAACGAGATGATGTTCCCCTCGGTATCCCGGAACCTTCTCTTGCTCCCTTCCCTGGGCAGCTTGGAGAGGCCCATGGATTCCGCCTGTCGAAGCTTCTTGTGGGGAGTCTCCGACGGGTTCCGAGCCTCCCTCTCCCACACGACACCCCGAACGTAGCCTCGGAAGAACGCGACCTCCCAGCGCCGTCCCCGACCTCCCGGAACCAGCTTGAGAAGCTTGGCCTGGGCGGGGGTCAGGAGGACAGTTCCCTTCCCTCCTCGAGATTGGACCTTGAACCGCTTCATACCTCCTCGCGGAGAGGCGGTGGTGAGAATCCCTTCTTCGGCGAGCAGGGTTCGGAGATTCCGATAGGTCATGGGGGGCTCCTACAACCACCTTTTCCGATAGGGTCAATACCCTGTCCGTATTTCTGGGTCAGTGGTTCAAAGGTTGAACAACGGGCTGTTAACCCGTGAGTGAAAGCTCTATGCTGGTTCGAGTCCAGCCTGGCCCGCCATAATAGCCGCCCTATAACCAAGCCTTCCCAGGTTCAAGACCTGGGCGGATTATGGGATGCGAGAATTGCGGAAATCCTCACGACGGGACATAGGGCTCCGGGCGCTTCTGGGAAAAAGTGGGTATGCCCCCCTCGGGGAAACTCGCCGCTGCTCCCCCGAGGAGGCAGCTGAGCTTATTGCTGCCGGGTGGGTTCCGGGGAGAAGATCTTAGAACTTGTAGATTTCAGGGGTGTGGTGTAACTGGCAGCACACGAGGTTCTGGCCCTCGAGGAGACTGGTTCGAATCCGGCCACCCCTTCCATCTCACACTTCTATGGGGTCGTAGCTCCAATTGGCAGAGCAGCTGTTTCGCACGCAGCAGGCTGTGAGTTCAAATCTCACCGGCTCCATCACCTACTCTTCCTGGTCCTCATACTGGGAGGGTTCCTTGTCCTCGAGTCCCATGTGCCAGGAACGCTTGTCCCGGTCGATGTTGAGCGCCTCGTAGCCGTCGCGCCCCTTGGCGAGTTCGAGCTCCGGGCCGGCTCCGCCGATGTTTTGGGCTGCCTGGGAGTACTTCTTGTCCGGGGCTGGATCGACCCTCAAGAAATCATGGCCGTCGCCGTCGAAGGCCATCCCGAAGATCGCCGAGTGTCCTCCGTTGTAGTGGAGGAAGGCGAGGAAGCTCTCGAACACCTCCATGGTATCCGGATGGGCTGTCACCTCGAACGTCTTGGTCACTTCCTCTCCCGCTTTCTTCTTGAGAGCTTGAGACCGAAGGAAAGCAGCAGCGACACGGCGGGGATCAGGCTTCATGAGATGCTCCTGTATGGACAGGTCAGATAGTCTGACGAGCGGTAACTCGCTCCGTAGGCCAGGATACACGGTTCCCTGTCCGCCCGGGGTTGGATTCTGGGCCGCCAGAAGGAGCCAAAGCCCTCAGGTAGTGCTGCCTGGGGGACTCCTGGATGCCCCCGGAGGCACTATGGGCCTGTACACCACGAGCAAATCCCAAGAGGCCCTCCGAGAGCTCTTGGTCGGGAAGACGATCAGGGACGTGCGGTTCCCGCCGATCACCCACCTCCTCTGCGAGTTCGTCTTCGAGCCCGAAGTCCCAGAGGGAGATCCCGAGACCCTGATGCTCTTCGCTACGGGCCTGGGCTTCTGGACCGGGAAGCCGGACTCCTACTACTACACACAAGACCCCGACGGTACGTGGCGCCAGACCACCGATGCCGAGAGGGACATCTACTTCGAGGAACATCCCGAGGGCATCGAGTTCGCCGCAGCGATGGCGAAGAACATGAAGACTCAGATCCCTGAGGACGCTCCCTCCGTTCCCGAGTTCCAGACAGAGCTTCCCGAGGCAACCTCCTGGGCGGACTCGGAAGACATTTAGGCCGCTGAGTCATGGGATGCTCGCCCCTGTGGTATGGGGGTGGATCGGATTCGAGTTCCGAAGTGGCCTCCATCTTATAGGTGAGTAGCTCAGTAGCGGAGAGCACCGTCTTTACACGTCGGGGGTCGCAGGTTCGAGTCCTGTCTCACCTACTTCTCACATAGCCGAACCCCGAAGCCCTCTGGAAGTCGTCGGTAGACACCAGGAGGTTCTCATGGATAAGGCAAGGTGGTTGGCGTTCTCTGAGGAGATTGCCAAGGTCATGAAGAAGTACGGAGCTGAGATCTCAGGCTGCGGCTGCTGCGGCAGTGCGTGGGTTTCGATCGAAGGTTCCGTGGGATACGATGACGTGGTCATCAATTCCAAAGGGGTACACACCAAGATCAGCGGGGGAGAAATCCACATCGCCGACTTGGAGAGTTGACCCTTGCCTCCTCGGAGGCGTCAGGGGATGTAGCTCAGCTGGCAGGTAGCACCGGACTGTCACTCCGGAGGCCGGGGGTTCGCCATTTTAGATTGGCTATCGATCGGGGGAGGGTATGTCTTCCCTACCTCCTGTCGTTTTCACCGTCTACAGAACGACCTGTCTCGCCAACGGAAAGATTTACATCGGAGTCCACAAGACCCGGGACCCCAACGACGCCTACCTCGGATCCGGTTCCGTACTCCAGTCCGCCATCTTGAAGCACGGGCGAGACCAGTTCACCAAGGAAGTCCTGTTCATTTTCGAGACCCGATCCGAAGCCTATGCGAAGGAGAAGGAGCTCGTAACAGCAGCCTTCGCCAAGCGCGCCGATACCTACAACTTGATGGAAGGAGGTGTGGAGAGCCCCGGCTGGTACGACGCCCAGAAGGGCCCAAAGAACTCTCAGTACGGAAAGGTCTGGGTCTGGATGGAAGGCGAGAAACCTCGGAAGGTCCGGAAGGAAGTGGTCGGGGAGTGGATGGTTCTGGGTTGGAAGCGGGGGCGGGGGCCTCGGTTCAGAGAGAAAATGACACCCCTTCTGTCAAGAATCCGTCCCGATCCTGTTGGAAGGATCTATGTCAATCACACAGAACAGGGGGAATCTCTCATTCTTCCGGGAGACCTGGAAGAAATGCAGAGACGGGGGTGGGTACTCGGACGCGCTTGTAAAATCTCCCCTGAAGGCCGCCTAAAGATATCCAAAGCAGCCAAGAGACACCTACAAGGCAAGCCTTCTCTGACCAAGGGATTCTGTTGGGTCCATTTGGGTCAAGAAGAGAGGAAAGTCTCTCCGGAGGAGGCCCAGAGGGTTACAGCCTTGGGATGGAGAAAAGGAATGGCCCCTCGGGTTTGGGTGTGTGGCCCTTCTGGACAGGCCAAGAGAGTTCGGGAACACGAGCTCCCCAAATGGCTTGTAGAAGGTTGGCAGAAGGGAAGGAAATACCGACGGGGCCTATAGGATTTTTGGGAGAGTCCCTGGGATTGCATGCGAATCTCCAGGACACCAAGGCGCTCCCACCATTTCAACCCAGGACGAGGTAGATCTTCCGGTCTTGTTCCCCGGTATCCCTGTCCGGGAACCGGCACTCAGGACAAGTGACCAAGTTGCGGTTCCCGTCCAGGTCTATGAAGTCGTGGCCTGTGGGCCGTACTTCCCAGGTGGGGCCGGCCAGTTGGAGGATCATCCCGCAGCGCATGACCAACACAACAGGGTCGTCATCGCGTTCACAGTCGTAGTCCGTAGCTGAGATATGGCAGAGCATGCCGTAGGTTACCTGCTCCAAGCGGTAACCCTCCTCACAGGAGGAGACATGAGCGCCCCAACGATCGAGGAAGCGATTGCAGATATCCGGCAGATGCTGGAGACTCTGCGCCCGCGCTACCCTGCGGGAAGAATCATGTTCCTCTCGAAATCGGACTCCCAGGATCTCGCGCGTCGGATTGCCCAATGGAACTTCGAAGGCCCGGAGGTCGACAGGTTCCAATCCGCTCTGATCGACCTCTACCTGGAGTTCGGAGCAGTGGCTCCCCAGGCCCCCTGAGCGCTTCTCGGTGGAGACCCTATCTCCCAGCAGAAGACCGGAGGTTCCTCATGAGCAAGCTGCGCGATATCCTGGCTGCTGAAGGTCTCCTGAAATCAGGCAAAGTGTCCCGGAAGATGAAGGACGACGCCTACGCCGCCGCCTTCCAGAGATTCTCCCAAAGATTCCCCTTCGCCAGAGTCACCCGGAACCCCAGTCAAGGACGGCGAGTGGGGGCGTCCTCCAGGGACCGTCCTGCTCCGGGTGACCTTCCTGGCTGACGGCCGGAAGGCCCAGTACGACGTCTCCATAGATGAGAACACCGGAGCCGTGCTGGGCGTCGGCACTCACTGATTTGCCCGAGTCCCCGCAGAGGGAGGCTCGAGCTCAACCCAGCAGGTCCAGGCCAGACTTGTTATCCCTCTGCTCCATTTGGGTCGCACGCATCTGTGGAGAGGCACCGGTCTCTTAAACCGGAAATGCCGGGTTCGAACCCCGGGCGACTCACTGCTTTGGTTAGCTGCTTTAGCGAAACTATATCTCCCACGTGCCATGGAATGTCAATACTGCGGATCTCCCCGGAAGAACAGGAACTCCAAAGCACAGCACGAGCGGCTATGTCGGGAAAATCCGGACCGAGCCGAGCATCCTCGGGGGATGTTGGGGAAGAAAGGACAGAACCAGTTCACAAAAGGGACCTGGGAAACCTGGCCTGAAGAAATCAGACAGAAGTTTTCTGCCGCCGGGAAGCGAAGAAGACACAGCCCCGAGACCCGCGAGAAGATAAGCCTCTCCCTGCGGAAGTTCATCCAGGACAACCCCTCGCGTGCAGGGTACGCGGTGAATCACTACAGCAAAGGACCCAGCTATCCTGAGATCTACTGGAAGACGTGTTTAGAGAATGCAGGTCTTGTGTTTGAAGAACAGTTCCCCCTCGGCACGTATCGTCTCGATTTCGCGTTTCCCGATGTACGAGTAGATCTCGAGATAGATGGAGAGCAGCACTATCTCGATCCTCGGCTTGTAGGGCACGACCAGAGGAGGACAGAAAAACTCAAAGCCTGTGGGTGGCGGGTTGTCCGGGTTCGATGGTCGGAGTTCCAGAAGCTCCAGGGGGAGGAACGCACCACTTTTGTTACAGAACTTCTTGGGTCTTTAGCTCAGTTGGGAGAGCAGCGGACTTTCGAAAATGGAAGCCCTCAGTAGGAATACTGAGGTGAACATCGCACTGTATGCTGGAACACCCTGAGAGCCCCGACCACGCCCCTTCGCGTGACAGTGTCGGGGATTGGGCAATCAGCAGGCAACCCCTACAGACGGGATCCCGAGAGGGAAGACGGATCCTGGGATTGGGAGAGCCCTCAGAGACTATACGTGCGACACCCAGAACGGGTGATGAGATAGTCCAGCCCAGCAAGCCCCTTCGAGGTGGCACGAGAAACCGTGTGCTGGGACGTAATCCGCCGGTCCTGGGTTCAATCCCCAGAAGACCCATCTCCATCCTGGGTTCGAGTCCCTAGGGCCTACCAAATACCTCTGGGTTCCCCAGGAACCTCCAGGACGTAACATAGTCAAGGAGGCTTCCATGGCTGGAGACCAGTACCTCAACAAGTTCATCCGCTTGAACATCCGCCCCGACCAGTTTGGGAATCACGACAGCGCGCTTCTACAGGAGCACCACGGCAGGAAGATCAAGATGGTTGAGGCCCTGCATGGTCCCTTCTACCGGACGGACCTCCGGCTCCCGGGGCGGGAGAACGAGCGGAACGACTACGTCCACAACGGCTTCCTGGTCGTGGACCCAACCCAGGACGGCAAGATCCTGTCCCGGTAGAACATCTCATGGGGTTGTAGCTCAGTTGCGTAGAGCGTCCGTCTGATAAGCGGGAGGTCGAGAGTTCAAGTCTCTCCAGCCCCACTCCCTACGACAGTCCAGCTCAGAGAGCGTAGTAGACCTTCTTCTTTTTCGGAGGGTCTTCCCGCTTCGCCTCCTCGTCCAGCTTCTTCTGGCAGAAGTCGATGACTTTCTCAGTCGCTTCAGGGGCGCGCTGGCGCTCGAGCTTCGCGAGCTCAATGACAGCGATGAGGAAGCCGGAAGTGTCAAGGGCTTTACGAGTCATTGAACTGAAATCTCCAAGCCTGATCCCTGGATAGCGGCCCAGATAGCTGCGAAAACGGCAGCCACCTCGAAGAGGATTTTCCCGACGAACCAGCCGGCTCCCCGGATCTGTTCCTCGATCTCTTTGCGTCCTTCCGCTGTTGCCACCCTGGTGAAGAAGCCCCGGAAGACCGGCTTGGGCTTCATCATGTCCCGGATGCTGGTCATGAGTCCCGCCAACTCCAGGAGAACCTTCATCTGAGCCTGTAGGTGTGCCGCCTCTTGATTCTCGTTGAGCCTCCGGATATGCCGCGCGGAGGCTACTCGGATGGTTCCAATCAGGGACTCTTTGGTGACGCTGTGCTTGAGAAGGTAGTCGTCGGCGCCCGCTTGTACGGAGACCACCCCGTAGTCGGCCCCGTTGAGGCCCGTGAGGACTATGACACTATTGGTGGTAAGCTCTCGAGCCTTGGCTACCGCAGAGGCCCCTTCATGGGGAGGCACGTTTAGGCCGAGGAGGACGCACATCCAGTTCTGGCGAAGCAGAACTTGGCATGACTCCGCCTCAAGATCGGTTACGTGAGTCATCTCGATACCGGAGCCCTCCAGCATCGCGGAGATCTCATCGGCGAACGACTGGCGGTCTTCTACGAGGAGAACTTTCTCAGGAGGTGTGGGGGCTTCAGCTGGCATCTGCGAGGACCCTCCTTGATAAGATTCGAGGAGATAAACCCAGAACCGGTACTGCGTCAACGTGGAGGGTCTCCCCCCACACAGACGGTATCTATTCTTGATCTTTCGGGGTGTGGCCCAGTCTGGTAGGGCGCCTGGTTTGGGACCAGGAGGTTCGCAGGTTCAAATCCTGTCTCCCCGACCATCTACAGGACATATCATGGCCAACCGATTCCCTTCCCTGGGATTGCCTCAGGTCCCGGAAATCCCAGACTCCTTGGTCCAAGCGACCCGGGACTGGCTCGGGGCCCCTGGTCTGGAGGTCTTCCGCGAATACCTCCAGGTCTACGGAAGGGTGGATCCCGTCTTCAAGAAGGAAGGATCAACCATTCCCCACATGGTCCATCTACGAGAGGGAATGCAGGTCCGCAACTTCCTCCGGATGCGTTCCGAGTGCGCGGGCTGGGGAGCACACAAGCTTGACGACTTCTGGGCCGAGGTCGTCACCAGGGCGATCCAATGAGAAAGATACGAGATGGAGGGCCCGCCAAGACTTTCATGGACAAGGCCCCTCAGGCAGGGGATGTCTACGAGAGGAGCTGGCCTTGGGGAGTCTCCGAGACCCGGACGGTTCTTGAGTCGGACCCTGGACGGAACTGGGTCGTCTGGAAGAGCGGGAGCCAACCCCAGGCCCAGGGGACGATTCGGACGTGGAACTCCTGGGCCCGGCACGCCAAGAAGGTTTCTGCCGGAGGGGGTGGGGCGTAACAAGTCCGGACCCCAACCAGAGGCCCTCTATGGACCCCATCCTCAATCCCGTCCTCTTGGCGGCAAGTTCCCCCCTCACAACCGCCAACCTGATTGGCATCGGGCTGGCGACCTACTTCGGGAGCCACTTCCTGCTCGCGTATCTCAACGCGGTCATCGGCTACCCGCCCAACCGATACTGGGACACCCCCAAGGGTCTCCTGGCCTACTGGGCGGGGCCTCGCTTCATGATCACCATCATCACGATGGTCTGCGCGATCCTGCTGTCTTCCCCAGTGTAGAGGACCCGGTAAAGTCGCGCATGCCACGATTACTCGCTGGACGCCTTCCGGCAACCTGCCCTCACTGCAACACGACAGGGGAGTACCGAACCTACGACTACGTCTGGCAGGCTGGGGTCATCCCCGACGGGTTCTGGTGTGTTAGCTGCCCCCAGAGCTTTCCGTTCTCGTTCCAGGATCTCCCTCGTTCCAGGATCTCCCTCGATCCTGGAAGCAGGCCCTTCAGAGATCCCTGGGAGACCGTTCGTGACCTCGGAAGCTCAACGATACCAGGACTACGAGAACCTCGTCTGCGCAGTAGCAGCGAAGATCCTGCGCGACCAGAAGTACATCGGGTTCCGGGGGGTGACTACCATTCCGATCCCTGGTCTGCTCAGGGCCGGATTCTCTGTCGAGGAAGCGGCTATCGAGGTTGCCCGGAAAACGCAGGAGGAGGACCTGAAGGTCTCCCTGGTCTAACGGGTGACGTGGATCTCCGCGAACGTCGTGATCCCTTCGACCACGACGACGCCCGGTGTTTCCTCCAGGCTCTCTTCGACCTTGGCACCCCAGATCGGCTTGGTCCAGACCCCGGTTTCGAGCATCTCCGACTGCTCATCGACAGTGAGAGCGTGGCTCAGAAACACAGGACCCCCCATGCTCAGGAGATCAGCGTAGTCCACTGGGTGTAGACTCACCGACTCGACCTGTTCGCCCCGAGCCTTGATCGAGGCGAACGCATCCGAGAGCACGCAACTCCCCAGAGGGGCGATAGCGACGAACTCTCCAACCTTTTCCAGATCCGACATTGTTTGGATCCCCCAGTTACGTCAACCATCATACCCAGGAGAATACCATGGGCAAGCGGAGGTCCGGGGCTACGGCTTCGGAAAACAGGTGAGACCGAAGACGGTCGGGATGTAATCGGCGGATGCTTCCGGTTCATAGACGAACGGGGAGTTCCTATCGAAGTCCTGATCTCCATCATCAACGACCGAGGAGGAGTAGTAGACTGGCTTGATTTCTGGTCTTCAGCCATGAAACAGGGCTGGAAGCCAGACCGAACCTTCATCAAGCTCCGGAGAGCGGTCACCGACATCTACGGCGAAGAGTGGGCAGAGGAGTGGGAGAGAAGACTTCGCGCCTCTGCATACAAGTAGCGGAAGGGGGGCAGGACGCGGTAATACGGGTGTTCGGTCCTGAGGCTGGAGATTCTCAACGAGACTTGAGTTCCTGCAAGGGGCCATGTATGGAGGCCCTTGGATAGTGTTCAAGTTCAGATGTGAGAAGTGTGGCTCAACCCGAGTGGTCGCCGACAAGGACCTCCGGTGGGGCTACATGTTCCTGTCCTGTTCGGGATGTGGCTGGCAGCTGCACGGAGAGGACAAGATCAAGGAAGCGGTGCTGCGACAGAAGCTCCAGGACTCCAACCACCGAGAGGAGGCGGAGAAGGAGGCAGCAGGGAGTGCCATCGAAGCACTCTGCGCAGGATTCTCAGAGTGGAGGCGGAAAGCTCTCTCCACAGCAGGACATAGCATCCGCAAGTTCTGCACGGGGTTCTCTGCCTGGCAGATGAAGAGAGCGCGATGGGAGGCCCAGGCCCGTATCTTCGGGAAAATCCTGGAGGAGATCTCCTACAACTACTCCTACTGGAGAGGAGAGCAGGAAAGGGCCTTGGGGAGAACTCTGGAGGCCCTTGGGAACGACTTCGCGGAGTGGGTAGCCGCTACCCCGACCTGCGCGTGGAAGGACTGTGGGGACCCTCCCAGGGCCTCCAGCAAGTACTGCAGCCGGGGATGTTCCAACCGGAACGCTCGAGCGCGACACAAGGCACGGAGCCGCGCCGCGTAGACAGGCTATCCCTCAGGGTTCTCGCACCCGGAGGCCCTGATGGCTGGTTCAGAGAACTTTCGGCAGCTTCTCGGCTGTGCTGGCCTACGGAGTGGATCTCCATCTTGGTGAGGTAGGGGCTGTCCCCGATGGGTGGGTCCAGCCCCCCATGGAAGTCTACGAGACAGAGCTCGCAGGAAGGCCCTCCTTGCTGCCCATTGAGACCATAGAGGAAGCAGTCCAAGCAGGTCACTGCCCCCCGAGGGTGCACTCCCGGTATCTTGCGTGGCAGGAAGCCCAGGACCTCGAAGAATCGGAAGAGGTCGCGGCGACCCCCGAGGAGTAGGATGGCCAAGGACGTTTTCTACAGGTTCTGCCACCTGGAGCGGGAGACCGATACAGGCAGAGCGTTCACAGCCAGCTGGCTTCCCGAGTCCCACAAGGGGGTTGAGATCCGAGTCGGGACTCAACTCTCCTTGAAGAGCCCCCATACCAAGGAGATCTTCCCTGAGGTGTGGCGGGTCATGAGCGTATCCGGGATTCGGAAGTCCCCGCAGGATGTTCGCGAGAAAGAGCGGATGTGGATGAAGTGGCGGAAGCACACTGACGTCTGACACGGTAGTGTGGAGTGCGGCCTGTTGTATCCCTATGTCTGCGGCAGACACGCAGCCATCCCAAGCCATGTTGTGTGGGCCGCACCCCAAGGGTTCCATGATGGACGCAATATAGTGGTCTGCGGCAGGCCCCCTTTGCCGATAGGATCCTGGTAGAAGGTTCCGAGGGGGGAACTCCCGGGAGAGTCTATGGACCGCGCGCCGAAGAACCAAGTCACCAAGCGCCGGAACGGTTGGACCCTCCGACGCTCCGGGAAGACTCGGCAGCTGCGCCTCACCCGCAATGGGGTCCGCGACCCCCAGACCGGGAGGCGACACAAGGATCTCGACAGCGCTCTCCGGGATCTGACTGGAGAGTCTCGTTTCCGGAAGAGGAGTCGCTGATGGCAGGAAAGAAGCACCTCAAGAGATCCAAGCTCATCGAGCACGTGCCTCCCAAGCTCCTCTGTAAATGTGGCAAGCTCGGCGAAGGGATGCAGAGGTGCCCCCTGGCTGACGTGTTCCCCGGGGCAGATAGCTCTCCCCACTGCAACTGCTGTCTTCGGTGTCGAACCAAGTGCTGGATGGAAGTATGAGCCCCCGTTTCATAGAAGCCTGGGCCCAACCTGGGAACCGAATCCTGGCTCGCTGTCGTCGTCGATTCCCGAACGGATTCCTTGACAACACCATCCTCTGGCGCCCCGGCATCATCCTGGACCTCCCTCCGCGCTTCGGGGGTCGAGAGTTCCGAATCCTCGTTTGGGCGGAGCCCGACATCTGCATCGAGCACGACTTCGAGGACGGGAAGTCAATCAACGGGAACGGGGTCCCTACCCTCTCCGGAGATTCGGTCTTCCGGTTCGAGCAACGAGTGAGGGACAGCCTCGAAAAGGAACTGGGACGTGCCTTGGCAGGAGCTGGCGCTCCCCGGTTCCGAGGGTACACGACCCCGATCAGCCATCAGAACCAGAAGGGTGAGAACATCACCGGGATGGTCATTGCCTTCGACGACCTTCCCGAGACCCCTGAAGTGGACGCGGCTCTCAAGATCCTCGAGAGCAGAGGCTTCACAGTGGACATCGGCGACAAGGGCGTGATCATCGAGGACCCCAAGGCCCGCTACATTTGGGCCCCCGGCTGAGTTTCCCAAGAGATCTCCAGGGCGTAACACGCTCGGAGGTACTCAAAATGGAACACAAGCTCTCCCCCGGCGGACAGGTCGTCTCCTACGATCAGGCCCGTGCGGTCCTGTTCTCCCTCGGCTGCGGCGCGCGACGCGACGGCGACTACCTGGTCGTCCTGGCCGAGCGTACGACCACCACCCTCTACGTGGGGAAGGTTGAGGACGAGAAGCCCCTCGGCCGTCTCTACATCGATGAGGGCCACTACAGCAGCGCCCAGGAGCTTGGAGGGACCGTGGCGTCCATGTCCACCCCCTGGCGCGAGTACGTCGACTTCGGAGACCTGGCCTACGTCGTCCTGCGCAAGCTCGACCCGGAGAAGGCCAAGGAGTGCCACAGCGGGGATGCCCTCGGGAGGGGCCGTCGCCAGAGGCACCGGATGGGCATGATCCACGAGCGGCTCGTGGCCCTCGGCTACTGGGAGGCCTCCGAGAAGAAGGCGGCTTCCTGAATAACATGGGGGTGTAGTCTAATCGGCAAAACACCGGTCTTTGGAACCGGATTTACAGGTTCGAGCCCTGTCACCCCTTCCACACCTTCCTTTCGAGAGGTAGAGATGCCCCACAACACAGGCCACGCAGAACTGGTTGAGGTCGCCCGGCGGAACGGCTGGGTTCGATGGCATCACTCCGGAGTCGCGGAGAAGCTCTCCCTCGAGGATGGAGTCGTCTTCGCGGAGGGGCCCACAACCCGGCGTCACTGGATCTCCAAGAAGAAGACCCACTACTGCATGTCGATCCCCGAGCCTTGGGTCTCTATTGGAGAACTCACCCGAGGATACGGGCCCAACATTGGATACCCCCACAAGGTCTATCCCTCCCTGCGTCGGAATCGGAGATCCCGTTCCGGCCGCCAGTGGGTCTGACAACTTCTGCCCCCATAGCGCAACCGGATAGCGCGCGGGATTCCTAATCCCGAGGTTCCAGGTTCGAGTCCTGGTGGGGGCGCTACCTACAAGGGTCTTGTATGGACTCCCCAGATTCCAAGATCGGTTGGTGTGTCTACGTCCGAGGAGCCGCAGTTCACACCTACTACAGGATGCGGGACGAGGCCGATGAGTTCAACGAGACGTTCCCAGGAGTCCAGGACCAGCTGGCAGAGGCTCCTTGGATCCCAGGGATCCCTGGTCGGTTCGAGAAGAACCTCAAGACCCAAAGCGGGCTCACGTTCTTCACCCTGGCGTTCCTGTGTCAGGACTGCGGGGACCATGACTTCCGGGGATTCATGGTTCATGACTGGCTTTGGGAGCACGTCTACCCAGAGGATGGCCACGCCTGCCTGCTCTGCTTCGAGAGACGTTTGGGGAGGAAGGTAAGACTGGGAGACCTGACCCAAGCCCCTCTCAACTGGGAACTCCGCGGACAACTGGTGGAACCATGCCTTTCAAGCAATCCTTCAAGCTGATCCTTCCCGCCGGCCTTGTTCCTCTTGAGAGGAAGGTCACCAAGGTGAGGGGGGCCAACGAGTACACTCTCGTCGACGTCCTCAAGGTCTACTCCAAGGATGCAGAGGGGAACACGGTTCTCCAGGAGATCAAGGCAGACCCCGGGGTCCTGTTCATGGTCGATGACAAGGGGGTGGCCAACGCGATCCCTGCCTCCAAGGAGGTTTGCTGGGTCACGACCCGTTCCGAGCTTCGGTACTGGCTGAGGCACGGGGAGGTAGCTGGAGGTTACGACGATGAGTGACAAGGCCCCGGCGCTGATCGATAGGTTGGTTCCCGGATCTCCCTGAAGTTCCGTCGGTTCCAGCAGGCGGTAAACTCATTCCTATGGCCATCTCTGTCAAGACCTTTCCAGGGGAGCCCCCGCTCCTGACTGTGGACTGCCTGTCCGTCTGCGCATCCGTGGTCTCCAACACCCAGGACACCGACCGTTGGGTGACCACCAAAGGCTACCGGAGAGATCTGAGCGACTTCCTGGATCATCTCCCCGACGAGGGTGTGGAGGTGATCGTCACCCATGAGTGGTACGATTTCCTGGAGAGGACCAAAAGGTGGGCTCTCTTTGAATGCGGAAAGCGCCAGAAGATCCTCGACCAGGTGATGATACATCTTCGTGTGTATGAGAGCATGAAGGCAGGGAGAGGTCCGGATGCGGACCCTGAGAACCTCGAAGTGGCTGGAGACCTGACTGTGAACAAGAAGGACGCTGTCGTTGGGGCCTCTGAGTCGAGTTGCCACTGGGGCGTGGGGGTCTGCAAACTCCCGCTCCTCTATCTGTGGGCGACTTTCCCAGACGCCCCTTCCCAACACCTCGCGAAGATTGAGTTCGACGACGTATCCGACACCTTCGAGGCAGCCTTTTTCGCGGCCCCCGTAGAAGGGGAAGGAAGTTGGGAGGCTCTCCCGCTCATTCGTGTGGAGTCACATACCATCGCGGAGATCCGAAGGGTATGTGTGCGTCTCGCCAAGGCCGTGGGTGTCCGCCCTGAAGTCCCCCTCGAAGAGAACACCTTCCAGAATCTAATCAAGAAGGTAGAGGCGCGGCGGCAAACCCCTTGGCGCTGGCGTCGCCGGAGCGAGGGAGGGATCGAGCTCGCCAAATCTGGAGGCCAACCGGCAATGATCGTAGGGGGAGTGCTGTCCCCGGACACCAACGACACCTGGGCCAGCCACGTCCCTGACGGGGAGACCAACGTGTTCCCGCACGAACGGGGGCTGATCAAGGACGCCACCAGTCGTCTGGGCTTCCCAGTGCCGAGCATTCCGAAGCCCCTCAGGGAGAAGCTCTTGACGGAGCTGGAGGGGCTCGCGGCGGAGCTTCAGGACCCGGAGATCGAGGAAGCCGCAAAACCCCGGTGGGTCCTCCAGGGCACCACTCTACTCTGTAGGGGTTACCGAGCCGGGTTTGATCCTCTGGAAGGACACTTCTACGCGCTTGGAGAGAACGTAGGGAGCGAAGAGGATATCTGGCGCGCGGTGAGTCGCTCCCCGAAAGAGGTCCTTCTGGCCCTTATGCTACGCATAAAAGGCGCTCCCCCGGTGTGGGAGTCAATCGCGTACCTGGAGTGGCTCCTGATCGCTCAGGAGCACATGGGAATCACGTACCCGGACCTCCATGGGATGCTCATCGTGGTGGATCGAGATTATCCCACCAGGATGGCGGCGATCCGAAAGCGCCGCCGAGAGTGCCTCACGTGGCCTCGAGGCACGAATCTCGAGAAGCCCGGCATCCCACCCGAGCTAACCCACGCCCCCCATCCCCAACGAACGGAGACGCCCATGAGCACCCACGACGAAACTGACAACCCCGGAACCTCCGAAGAGGGAGACACCGGCCATCGAACCGTCAACATGGTCAAGCGGGCGGGCGCGCTGGCGGGAAAGATCTCCGCGGCCAAGACCATCAACCGCGCGACGACCGCCGCAGGTTCCCGGATCCTCAAGGTCTTCGGGTTCAGCGACGAGGTCATCGACTCCGAACCGGCCCAGAAGTTGGCACGGACTCTTGGGCCCATCGCCATGCACTTCGGTGCGGGCTTTCTCTCCGAGGACCGCGTCTCTCGGGGATATCTGGAGCAGGGCTCCGAGTACGCGCTGACCGGCGAGCTCATCGAGGTCGGTGACGAGCTACGGGAGGCCCTCACACCCTACGTGGGGGACGTCGTAGAGGCCGCAAAGGCCATGACCATGACAGCGATGCTCCCGGACAACGGCTTCCAGCAGGAGACCAGGACCCAGACCCGCTCCACGGTCCGCGAGGTCAAATAGGTAGGGAATCCACGGGCCTGTAGCTCAGTAGTGTAGAGCACCCGTCTCATAAGCGGAGGGTCGGGAGTTCGAATCTCCCCGGGCCCATCTCCCCATGAACAGACCACTTCCTCGTTGGCTCCGTCGCCTCGACGACTTCCTGATGACGGAACTCTCCCCAAGGGTGTGGGAGACAACCGTGTTGGTGTTGTCCGGCGCCATCTGGGGAGGACTCCTTCTGTACCACGGCTTCCCTTTCTCCCCGTAGGACGTAATGGAAGCCGGAGGCCACCATGGGCAAGAAGAGTCCCAAGAGGATAGCACGTCGTACCTGCAAGGACGCAGCCCGTGTCCTGGGCTTGGTAGGGGATCTCCGCAAGGGCTACACGGGATATTCCACAGGCCCTACCGGAGAGCTCGCGGGAATCAATCGGACTCGAATCCGGATGGAACTCAATTCGAACCCCCTGCGGGGACCCCGTATCTGGGTCCTCCTTTCGGGCTTCCTGGGAGACCCTCGGGAGTTCTCCTTCCCTTGGGACACCTCAGTGGACGCCGTCGTCAAGAGGGTCCGGGAGGAGGTGGAGTTCTTCGACCAGCACCGGGTAGTGTTGACGGACTAAGGTGAAGCGACACACATCGCTCCGTAGCTCAGTTGGTAGAGCGGCTGACTCATATTCAGCAGGTCGCGGGTTCGGATCCCGCCGGAGCGTCCATTTCTCTACAGAGACATCACCTGCCTCGCCGCTTCCTTCAGGCTCTCGGCGGCATCCTGAAGATGCGTCGCAGCGGGACCCTGGTACATCACGGACGCGAGGGCAGCGCGGGTCTTGGAGTCTGCTTCGCCGATGAGACGGAGAGCCCGGCCGTGATCAATACGTGCCTCTTTCTTGGTCAGACCCTCAGAGGACAGGATATCGCGCAGGGACATGTTCACTCCAGTTCCCAGGGTAAATCCATAGTCTCGCTACCGCAGGAGGCTCATGTCCGTCATACACAGGTGGATCCTCCCCCAGGACCAGGACCTGATTCGGGTCAAGATCCCTGAGGGATGTGCCCAGGCCGAAGCAGTCGAGTTCACTGGCCAGGGGCCAGTTCTTCGAGACCTCCTTCAGATCCCTCCCGGCCCCGACGGCAGGACCGAGTTCCCCTTGGTCCAGATCTGGGACGACCCCTCCCGGTCTCCGTTCCTGGCGCAGGAGGGAGACACCTGGAGAGAGCAGGACACGACCCAGATCCTCAAGGTTTGGGAACGGGAGCGCCTCCTTCAGTTCTACAAGCACATGCTGGCCCACTACAAGGCCATGCAGGTCATCTACTACAACCCCCCGACGGCCTCGGATGTCCACTTCCACAAGGAAGTAGAGACGGAGCATCACATCGAACGCCAGTTCTTCCAGGGCTGGCGCATCGACATGGTCGCAGCCATCTTCGGCGGGTTCGACCCCGAGGGATTTGAGCCCTTCTCTTTCCGGAAGCGGCCCTCCCCGGTTCTGACCCCGGACACTTCCTTGGTGTTCCCAGAGCCCAAGTTCAAATTGGTGCGCTGATGCCTATTCCCTCGAACGGATTCTCCCGGATCACTCGACACAAGAAGCCCGGTATCAGCTGTATCAGCCGGGGTTCAACAACTCCAACGGTTGTTGGTTGGCTGGGGAGTGGGTCCGAGTTCCCGAGGAAGAGTTCGCCCAGAGGGCCCCGGAGCACGAGGCCCTCTACGCCTGTGTCCTCGCGGACAGGACACTCCAACACCATAGTGGGGACGGCGTATCCCTGGAAGACATGACGCCTGCCCAGCGGCAGGCGTGGGAGTTCTACTCGGGGAATCAAGACTTCTATCTGGTGAGCGGCCAGAACATCCAAGGCATCAGCATCCGTATGGCCGGTCTCACACCCAAGGAGAAGGATGTGGAGGACGTCCGGAAACGGTGGCCTCACCACAAGCTCATTCCTCTTGAGCTCTGCCCTTGGAACGGGGTCTCGGACAAGCGGTCAGAGTTCGATTTCCCGGAGGACATGTGGCTGGACACGGACAACCCAATTGATCCGCAGTCTCTGATCGTAGCGCAAAATGTCCAGCGCCAGCGGGACATGTGGCTCGCCCAACTCGCTTCTTCCCAACAGGACGGACAAGTCCCCGGCTCCATCAACGGGGCAAGTTTCCAGGAGTTCTGCACCCAAGCCGTATTCCGGGAAGTCCTTGGCCAGGAGCAGACCATCCTTCGAGAGGAATGGAACCGAGACAACGGACTCCAGGACCCCTACGACGACATCGATGGGAACATCGCATGGTACAAGACCATGCGGGAGAAACTGGCTGAGATTTGGGATGAGAAGCTCGTCGAAGAAACCCTTGTTGAGTGGCGCATACCCCACAACGATATGGCTCGGGGGAGCCTCGATCAGACCAACGGTTCTGGCTGGGTATTTGTGCTCCCCAAGTTCAACAAGGACGGCACCCACCCCCCGTTGGGTCCTCGGGACAAGCCCTGGAGCAACGAATGGATCGCAGAACTGAAGTCGAGGAACACACGGTGACCCAAGAAGACAGACTCAGAGGGGCTCTCTACGGCAAGGCCATCGGAGACGCCCTCGGACTCCCGCTGGAGTTCATGCCTCGCAGCGCCATCCGCGAACGTGTCGGCAACTGCCCTCTCGAGTACCGGAAGGTGGATCGAGGAGAAACCAAGTGGGAGGCCGGGGACTGGTCCGACGACACCGAGATGGCTCTCGCGATCCTCGACGCATACCTGGAGGACGGACACGCCAAGCCAGTGACGGTCGCTCAGAAGTTCCTGGATTGGGCCACAAGGGACGGCCGGGGGATGGGCACTCACACCTGGAACGTCCTCTCCGACAGCGTGTTCCTCTTGGATCCCTTCGCAGTCTCAGAACAGGCTTGGGAGAACTCCGGGAGAAACTCCGCCCCCAACGGTGGGGTCATGCGTGCTGCCGCAGTTGGCCTCCTCCGTCCAGGAGATGCGGAGTGGACCATCAGGAAGGCATGGGACACCTGCAAGGTCACTCACTTCGACCCCCGTTGCGTCGCAGGCTCGGTTGCCGTTGCCGTCGCGACAGCCCTCCTGGTGAGAGGAGAGACAATCCCATTCGCGATTGCCCACGCGGGCAGGGCTGGGAACCAGTTCCATGGGGACTGTGGTCAGTGGACCTTGGCCAGCCTCAAGGACCTCCATCTGGATGAGGGACTAACCCCCGGCAGGCTGAACCGACGCGCGCCCATCGGATACACATGGAAGTGTATGGGTGCCGGGTTCTGGGCCCTCCGACGCTTCCACGAGCATCCCTTGCGTGGGGCAACCACTGCCGAGAAGTTCGAGGAGGTCCTCACAAGGGTGATTATGGCCGGAGGAGACACGGATACCAACGCCGCAGTCGCCGGAGCCCTCTTGGGAGCAGCGGCGGGATTGTCTCTCCTCCCCCGCCGATTGGTCCAGGGACTCTGCAAGCCGGAGAGGCTCGAGCAGAGGATCCAAGGACTGCTGTCCCGGTAACAGACCTCCAACAGAGAGGTCTTCATGCCGTGCGTTCTCCGTGACTGGGTCATCGAACAGCCCCTGGCCATCCAAGGAACCCTGGTCACTGGAATCCGAGGCCCCGACGGCGCTCCCAAGTACTGCCCGGCCAAGGAACTGGTCCAGGCATACCGGTGGACGGTGATGAACAACGCCCACGCCAAGGAGCACGCCGGCTCGTTCATGGGGGACTGGACCGGAATCCCCAGCGATGAAGCCCTCCGCGCGTTCCTCAAGGATCACGACTCCTATTCCCACCACTGGATGATGCACTTCATCCACTGTGCAGAGATCGTCGGCTATCTTCACCCGGACAACATGATCCGAGCCTGGTGGAGCCTGTTCTACGAGTCCATGTGCGACGCCTTCCACATGGGCATCGAGACCAAGGACCAGATGATGCGCCGGCTCGCTTCCCGAACGTGAAGTGGGAGAAAGGAAGCGCTGCGCATGTTGGAAGTACGCGGTCTCCGTACGAGCTATCCGCCCGCGCAACTCCGAAAGCGGGACCTGGCTTGATCCCCATCCGTGGGCAGAGCACCTCGAGAGGGAAATCGTCCGGTGGGCCGAGGCCATTGATCTGGGTCTCTACTTCACCCCAAGACCCCGGACTTGCTATCCCTGTCGGATAGCGTGGATCCCCCGGGTCACCAGCATCCCTACCGCAGCAGTGGCTTTCCATGAGCTGGGCCACTTCTTCGGCAACTTCCAGATGGGATTGAAGCCTCACTTGGAGACGGAGTTGGATGCCTGGCTATGGGCACGAGCCCGGATGCTCGAGATGGGGGTCTGGACCCCGGAGGCGTTCGACACCATGAGGTGGGGTCTGAACTCCCACCTACAGTGGGCGCTCCGGGAGTACAAGGACGACGGGTGTAGCAACAAGAGCCACTTCAGACTCCCTTACCTGATGAACCCCTTCTGGGAGCTCGTAGGGAATCCGTGTCCTCAGGGGAAGACTGGGGAGGTCCATACCCACGACACGAAGCTGGAGAGCCTCTACTTCCTGGACCACAGCGCCATGGTAGGTTGGTCCGAGACACAACCCAGTCCCGAGGATCCTCGGCTGAACGCGCCCTTCATATCGTTCCTGATAGGGCTCGTGTGAGGTAGAGTAGGTCTTGGAGGTGGTCTATGGCCCTCGGGATGCTCAAGAAGGTGGGGAACGCAGAGCGGAAGTTCGGAGCGGATCCCTGGTACTGGTTCGTCAAGGTCCAGTCCGATGTAGGGACCGAGGAGTACTGGCTGGTCACGGAGGAGGAGAGATGGAAGCTCGCCCTCCGAGGGCAGGAGAATCCAGAGGACGCTCCCAAGAGACGACGCGGGGGCTTCACAATCGTCAAGAACGCGGGAGAGCGCCACCACCGGGAGGCCTTTTCCTACTATGGCGTCAACGTCCGGGAGGGAGCCATCCGAGAGACCTGGCTACTCACCGACGCCGACCTCGAGCGCATTCGCCAGAGGACCGAGAAGAACGCCGAGGACATCGAAGCGAACCGGGAGTCTTGGCTCGCCGACCTCCTTGATTAGCTGGTCAGCCGAGCATCTGAGGGAACCGAATGTGGTGTTCCCTGAAGTGCTGATCCAGGAGAGACTCCAATCGACGCGTCCTTGTAGGCCCCAGGTAGTCCTGTAGATACGTCGGCACAACCCGGCCCTGTAGGGTGTACCATTGACGGTTTTCCCCGCGTTGTAGGAGTGTCCTCACGCCTCCAGGGACCTCCTCGATCGTGACCAAGTAGAGTCTCACGCGACTTCGTCACTTGGCAGGTAGAAGCCGTTCTTCTGAAGGAGACGATCGCAACGGTCCTTGGCCTGTTGGAGCGTGGGGCTGTGTGAGGTGTGGTCCTGACAGGACCAGTTCCATCGAACCTTCCCGTCCCTCTCAACCCTCTCGATGGTTGCCATGAACAGGCCGCCGTCTGGGGTTGTCCTTCGCCAGAACACCAGCTCATCACTCGCCCAGGATACCTGCCTCTTCCAAGGAGTCACCAGCTTGCGGTTGATCTTCTGCGCGACCTCCCAGAGCGTATCCGGGTAGAGGCGAAGGACGCGGAGGACATCTTCGGCACAGGGCCTTCCCAGCTTCTTGTCTTCCATGTCATCACCTCCGGTAACAGACTGGAGTTACCTTCGAGGACCATATGCCTGCCAAAATGAGAACCCGCGCAGTTGCCTCCCTGATCCACTCCATTCGCGAGATGGAGTGTGACAAGTGTGGGAAGGCAGAGGAGGTCCCCGAGGTCCCTGGTTTCCTCCCAGGGTTCCACGTCATCCAGCTGAGCGGAGGATTTGGAAGCCGCTTCCCCGCTGATCTGTGTACCTTGGAAATCGTCATCTGCGAGGAATGCCTGGAAGCCTGGGTGGACACCTTCAAGAACAAGAAGGTCATCATGGCCGACTCGGACTTCGGCTTCGGAGACGAACGCTACACCGACGAGCCTGAGTGTGTCCTGGATACCGAGTCCAGCCTGATGTACTGGCTCTCGATGGGGTGTTTGGTCCCCAAGGACGCCGACCTACAGACCCTCGACTATCCTGAGGTGAAGTCAGTGGCAGGGTTCCCCATCCGTGGATATTGGGGAAGCAAGAACGGGCAGGAGCGCTGGATTCTCGACTACGTCGCGGTGTACGAACGCGAGGGGATGTTCATTCTGTATCGAGACCTATCAGCCCCCGGACAGCCTCTTCGATTCTGTAGTCTGGAAGACTGGGAGCAGGTTGGCCCTCGGCACTCACTCCCTGGTAGCTGAAGCTCTTGATGGTACAGGGTATGGGCGGCCCCATCGGAAGCTCGTAGAAGTCCGGAGATCCGGAGAGCGGCTTCAGACACCCGCAGTCTGTACAGATGAGCCGCCCATAGGGGTCCGGGGAGAAGACTGGGTGGGGGCAGCGCTCCCTACAGAGAGGGATAGCACAGGCCCCACCTGTCACGAATCGGTGTCGGTGGGTGGACATGCCCGAGTTACCCGGACCGAGAGCGGTTGAAGAAGATCCAGTTGGCCAGATTGTTGAAGTCGGAGGAGTCCAGGCACTCCCGCCACTGGCCGTTCTTCTTGAAGAAGAACTCGATGTAGTCCGAGCCCTTGTGCCTCCGGACCTCCTGGAACGCCTCGAGGACCTCCTGGGAGGTGGCGTCTGTGATGGGAGATCCGACACGCACGTTGATCAGTCTGGTCCATGTATCGACAACGCTTGCAGGAGGCATCTATGCTCCGAGGTAGTGGGAGAGTTACGTCGGATCCCACAGGGAAGAACCCGGTAACATAGTCTATGAACAACGATGCACACCAGACCGTAGAGCCTTTGGTCATACAGGGGAAGGAACTCTCCGAATACTTTGTGGCTCCAGACTACCGGCCCCTTCGGCTCCTGGGCCCATGGTCCCCGCTCACCAATCTTCAATCCGCTCGGCGCCACCACGGAACCGAGCCTCGGATTGGACACAACGTGGTGGCCAAGGTTCACTGGAGCCCGTGCAAGGAATGGGCGGGCTGGCAGATCAGCAACCCCACCTCAGGACTCCCTGAGCTCGCGACAGGACTCCGAAAAGGTCTTGACGTCGAAGAGCTCAAGGCGGAAATAGACGCCGTCCTCAAGAGAGCAGGATTCATTCTCCGCGGGACCAACGAGGCCGACTCAATCATCGAGACCCTGAAGAAGGACCCCCGCAAGTCCTACGCCAACGAGCGGCACGCCCGTCTCCGGCACCTCATCGCCATCGGCCACGGCCCTACCCTTCCGCCGACATGCTTCTGTGGCGCCTCCGTGGAGGAATACGGGCAGATGTGCAGGCCTCACTGGGAGCAGAGATGGGGATCCAAGAAGTGAGACCGATCATCTTCCTTGACATCGACGGGGTGATGAACTTCGGCGCTCCGGGACGGATGGACCACACCTCATTCCTCCCGGAGAAGGTGGCCGTCCTCAACTACCTGATTCGGGAATCAGGTGCGATGGTCGTCGTCCACTCTACATGGACCTACGGAGCGACCCGTGAGTGGATGTCTGAGATCCTGGTGAGGACGGGGGTGTGTGCCCCTGCCATCGAGATCACCAGCTTCCCTAAAGGCCAGGCCCGGAGGGACGGCTACTACCTGGACCCCGGTGGGTGGTCCGAGTGGAAGGGCGACATCCAGACCGACGACCGTCGGGCGATCGCGATCCAGAAGTGGCTGGATGACCACCCCGGCCACGACAACTACGTCATCCTGGACGACAGCAGCAGGCTGGGGCATTTTAAGGGGTCTCGCCGGTTCATCCGCACTGAGACTCGGGTTGGGTTGACCTACGACCACGCACGGGAGGCTCTCCGGATCCTGGGAAGGCGTTGATGTTCGAGTGCCTCAAAGCGGCCGAGCGAGTCCTGAAAGCTCCGTCGGAGGGACGTTAGACTCGACCCACTTTTGGGCGTCCTGTACGTCCTCCCAGGCCCTCTCAATCAGGAGGGGGAACCCTTCTACGCACCGGCCCTCTGCGTCCGTCCTGTAGGCTCTCCAGAGCTCGTCCAGACCCTTTTCCAAGAAAGCGCGTCCGTCGTCAGGGTACGAGGTAAATCTACCTGTTCGCCACAGCATACCACCACCCTACCGCGGAAACCATGTCCCGTACTGTCCTCAGCTGGGTTGCTATCGAGAAGCAGGGATTCACTCCCGCCAATGTCCGGGTCGAATCCTCCATGGAGATCACTCCCGAGATGTGGGAGAAGATCAAGAAGGATGCTGCGGAGGCAGGGATGGATCCCAAGGAGTACTTCGACAAGGTCCTGGAAGAACTCAACCAGGTCTTGGAAGGCCCGGTAACCTCGGGTCTGGAGGTCAACGAAGATGGGTGATACAACCGGAATCGAGTGGACCGAGCATACCTGGAACCCCTGGCAAGG